ATTTGATGGGATTAGTTTAGTTGTTGACGAATCAGTTAATGACGCATGGACACGTGGTGATGGTGTCATGGGGCAAAAGAGCAGTTTGCATTACAAACGTATGAACAAACCCATACCTGGGTCCGAAGATGTACCCCTGTACACTTGGGGGGAAGCTATTTTACCTAAAAGGACTTTTACTTATCTGAAAAATGAATGCAGGGATTTTAATTATAAAAATGCGCGTAACATGGTGGCAGGCCTGTTTAATTCGCCAGATGGATATAAAAGTTCTTTCATCGATTCTGTTGATTTTATTCGGTATGGGTGTGATGAATCTCATTTAAATAAGAATGTTCAACTCCTGAAAATGAAAAATGCTTATGGTGAGGAATTTGTGGCAGATTGGAAAATATATTTTATTTCTACATTATTGGGGTTAAAGGATATAGAATTGAATTCATTTCTTAATGAAGATTTATACAACGTATTTAATGACAAATATAAAATTGATGGGATAGTTATTGAAGTGGATGAGGCCAAAGTACGTTCTGAAATTGGAAGACTTAATAATGGTAATCCGGGCTATGCTATAGCCTTTAAGCGTGAAGAATGGTGTGATGTTTACCAAACAACTGTGAAAAGTATTGAATACGGGATAGGTAAAACCGGAGTACTTAATCCTGTAATAGTAATCGACCCGGTTGAAATGGATGGAGCCACAGTGAGCCGGGCAACGGCTTATAATGCAAAAACACTCATCGAAAGAAACATTTGCCCCGGTGCTATTATTGAAATTATTCGTTCAGGGGATGTCATTCCTAAACATTTAAAAACAATTTCTTTCAATAGTATTGAAATGCAACAGCAGGTAAAATCTATGCAGGTATGTCCATCGTGTGGAAAGGTGTTAGAGTGGGATGAAACTGAAACAAATTTGCTATGTAAAAATCCAGATTGTAAAGAAAGAGTAATCAGTGAATTAGTGTATTTTTTTAGAACTATGGGGTGTGAAGAATTTGAAGAACCTTCCCTACGGAAATTGTATGAAAATGGATACACTTATTATACCGATATTATTGATTTATCCTGCAAGGAATTGCAGCAGATTTTAGGTAAAAGCCGGGGTGAGACAGTATATAAACAAATTCAAAAATTTTTGATTGGTGGTGAAGGGGTACCTTTGGCCCGGTACCTAACAGCATTAAATATTTTTGATGGAAAAATAGGTGAAACAATTTGCCAGAAAATTTTGGATAACTCAGATGAGTTTGGAGAAGAAAAAAATGGTATGTTTGTTTTAAAACGATTAACTGTTGATAGATTGATTTGTTTAATTGCTAATATTCCAGGAATAGGTGAAAAATTTGCCAGAGCATTCATTAACGGTATAAACCAATTTTGTCCATACCCTTTGATTCAAATTTCCTACATCAAATCTCCTAAAATAGAGGTTACTGATGGTGAAAAAATGTTTGTTTGTATGACTGGATTTCGGAGCAAAGAATTAGAACAGGCACTTACTTCAAAGGGTCATACTGTGTTGAATGGGGTGACTAAAGCCTGTACTGTTCTGGTGGTTGCTGATTTAAACAGTACATCATCTAAGATGAAAACAGCCAAACAGCTTGGAATAAGAATAGTTGATAGAAAAACTTTTGAAGATGAGATTTTACCGAAAGGTTAACGGTTGGTGGAAGATTCAGTTTTCTTATGATGCTGCTTTAGTGAAAGAGGTAAAAAAGTTTGCAGGCGCAAACTATAACCCTGAAAACAAAGAATGGAATATTCCATTTGCATTGGTTACAAGTGCTCCGTTAACAAAGTGGCTTAAAGATAATGGTTTTATTGAGGGGGTATATACTTTCCCCTCAAAAAGATTTTTAAATAGAACTGAACCTTCCTCTATTGTTAATGCTTCGGATATTAAAACTGCATGCATAGAAATTGGGTTACATGTTATTCCACGGCCTTATCAGTGTGAAGGGATAGCTTATATGATTAATTATGGCAACTGCATTAATGGAGATGATTGTGGTTTAGGGAAAACAGGTCAGCAAATCGCAACGATAGAAATTCTAAATTGCTTTCCTGCCCTTATTATTACTCCTGCCTCAGTAAAATATAACTGGAAAAAGGAATGGGGTAAATGGAACCCTGATAGATCGGTTGCTGTGGTTGACCGTGCCAAAAAAAAAGTAGATTGGAATACTATATGGAATAGTGATGTAGTAATCATTAATTTTGATTTACTAAATCAGCGTGGAACTGATAAACCCGCTTTAAAATTTAAAGAATTGTTATGTAAACACTGGGGTTGTTGTGCTATAGATGAAATTCACTTTTTAAAGAATGAAAAGGCTTTAAGGACTAAATTAGTCCTGAAAATAACTGCCCGCATTCGTTATGTTTGGGGCCTTACTGGTACACTAACCCAAAATAAACCAGCGGATTTGATTCAGCCATTTAAGATTATAAGAAAGTTTGATAACACTTTTGGGTCGGTAACTGAATTTAAATTTCGCTATTGTGATGCTAAAAAGACTCCATTTGGTGTAGATTGGGGTGGTTTTAGCAATTTGGATGAATTACATAAGATGTTACAATCAGCTGGATATATAAGACGTAATAAGAGAGATGTTTTAAAGGAGTTACCGCCGCTTATTACACAGGTGGTTGATGTTCCTATAACTAATATAAAAGAGTATCGGCGGGCTGAAAGTGATTTGATTTCTTATTTATCTAAAATTGACATAAATAAAGCCAATAACGCGGTGAATGCGCCGCATTTGGTAATGATTCAAACCTTGAAAAGGCTGAGCATAGAAGGGAAAATTAAGTTTATCAAAAAATATATAGAGGAATGGCTTGAAGCTAATGAAAATGATTCTTTGTTAGTATTTGGGGTACATCGTGAGCCTTTACAGGAATTAAGTGATTATTTCAAAAGCCCTGTAATCCAGGGTGGAGTAGATAGTAAAACAAGACAAAAACTAGTGGATGAATTTTCACGCGGTAAACACCGGGTTTTGTTCGCAAATATTCAGTCTGCCGGGACAGGCATGGATGGCTTGCAAAGTAATTGCAGTACTCTAATTTATATAGAATACCCGGATAGATCGACTGATTTAGAACAAACTACAGCACGTCTTGAACGGATGGGTCAACGGAGTAGTATAAACGTTATATATTTAGCTTCCCCTGACACAATAGATGTAGAAATGAGGGAAATTATTGAAAGTAAAGATATGATTACTGGAATAATAAATCGGGGGTTAACTAATACTGATTTAGCATTAAAATTTAAGGTTAGACATGAATGATCGTATTTCTATAAAAATATGGACTGATGGTAGTTGTACTACACAAGGTAGAAAATGTGGTGGGTTTGGTGTTTATTGTAAGGTAGGAGATGAAGAAATAACTCTTCGGCGTGGTTATTACAATACAACTACTACCCGAATGGAGATGATGGCTATACTGGCCGCAATCCGTATGGTTGATCCTAATGAGTTCACGCATGTTATAATTACCAGCGATAGTCAGTTTTGTGTGAATGCATTTAAATTGGGTTGGTTGGCAAACTGGCGTATGAAAGGGTGGAAAGGGGTAAAAAATGTTGATATTTGGAAAGATATTTTAAGAGAAATAGAAAGCCGCCGTAAAATGAAATTCGGCATAAAATGGTTGCCGGGTCATGAAAATAATTTGAATGAAGAAGATGTATTTGGGAATAATGTAGCAGATAGTTTGGCAAATTATAAAACCCAAGATAAATGGGAGCAGGACCTAGATTTAGTAGGATACAGTTGGTTTTGTCATGAAAGTTCTGATTCTATTTTTATAGAAAAAACTGATCGTTTTGAGGAGTTAAATAAAATGGGGGATGTGTGTGAGATTGGGCCTTGCGTGCGGGCAAATTTTGAAGAATTATTCGATTTAGTGAATGGAACATATTTATTTGATGCTTTATGGGAGCAGAAATTAGATGTTAATTACAATATTGAAGAAATAATTTAGTATGGCTCAATTAGATAAATATAAGCAGGCAATTTTAGAGGAATACCGATCTACTAACCGCAATATTTTTGTGAGTGCCACAGCAGGTTCCGGTAAAACTTTTACATTATGTGAATTAGCTAAAGCAACACCTCCAGTAAAAGAATGTATTTTCATGGCTTTTAATAAATCTATTGCTAGTGAATTGCAAAATAGATTACCCCGAACAGTTAAGGCATCAACTTTGCATTCTTACGCGTTATCTATGCTATGCAAAGCATTTAATATAAATTTTGCAATTAGTGAGGGTAAATATTTTAATTTTTGTAAGGAAAAATTAGATTTTAAAGGGATTCATCCTAAAAAGATACCGGGGTTAGTAATGCGAATTACCCGATTATATGATATTATGCGTTTTAATCTTGTTTTTAATGATGTAGCTAAAATTATAGAATTGGGTGAAAGATATGGTGAAGAAGTGAATGAAAATATTGCAATGAAGGCCATACAGCTCCATAAACTTAGTTCTCAGTTTACTGACAGCTATTTTTGTGGTAATAGCGGGGGTAAAATTTTAATTGATTTTACCGATATGTTGTATTATGCCGCACATTATATAGAACCGGAAGATTTCAAACGGTATAATGTGGTAATGGTTGATGAGGTACAAGATATTGCCCCCCTACACTACGATCTAGTTAAAAGATGCCGCACACCCCGTGGCAGACTGATTTCGGTTGGTGATGAAAAGCAGTCCATCTACTCTTTTATGGGCGCAAATTTAGATTCACTAAATGACATTAAAAACGCACCTAATACTGTTTGTTTGCCTTTAAGCATGACATATCGTTGTTCACAGGCGGTGGTAGAAGAAGCCTGTACAGTTTTTCCGGATGGAATTATTGCTGCACCCGATGCTCCGAAAGGAATAGTAGATACAGGTACTATTAGACAGGCAAAACACGGAGATTTTATTTTATGCCGTAATAATGCACCTTTAATAGATGCATTTATTCAATTAATTCGGTTGGGTAAGCGTTGTGTAATAATGGGCCGTGAACTTGGAGATGAATTGGTGACGATGATAGATAGTGTAAATGATATTTATGACTTTGAGAGAATATTGCTTGATTGTGAAAATAGATTGGCTGAAAAAGGAGTAAAACATCCCACTAAAAGTGAAACTTATGATAAGCTGGACGAAAAGGTGAATATTCTTATAAGTTTGTTTGAGTATTTTGGGGATTTAAATAAAGTACGTTCTGTCATCTATGATATTTTTGTTGAAAATGCTGATAACAATTCTATTATTTTGTCAACTATACATAAATCTAAGGGCTTAGAGGCCGACAGAGTTTTCTTTTTAAAACCTGAACTTTTACCCAGTCCCTATGCAACCACGGAATTGTCATTGTATGCTGAAAAATGTCTTAAATTCGTAGGCATTACCCGAGCTAAAAGAGAATTAATATATTGTTAATTATATAATTATACTATGAAAAAGAAAATTGAACAAAAACCTGCGGATTTATATTTAGTCGATTCGAAAGGTCAGGGGTTGGTTTCCTGTAAGGGAATCAAATCTTTTGTGGGTATTTTACCGACCGAGGAAATATTACGAACACATTTTCAAAAAGAAAGAGTTAAGCTGCAAATAGCTCTTGAAAAGAATGAAAAATACACCCCGCAACCCTTGTATTTAGAAATTGAAAACAGTATATTTGTAGCTATTGTAAACGAAGCTGCGAAGAAAAACAATAAAATACGACGGGATTTTTTGGTTTTAACATTAGGCAATAAAATGCCGTGTTGTATTATTGGCCCTCAGCAGCCCGATAAAGAAAAATAAAAATTCATTTAAGGTTTTTTTTTATGGTAGAAATTGATGGACGCCCCATTATAGGGGAGTATGTATTTTTGAGTAAATATGCTCAAACTCATTCAGGTAAAAAAGAAAGTTGGGAAGATGCTGTTAATCGGGTTATGAACATGCATCTACAGTTTTATTCTTCTAAGGTTTCAGAAGAAAATCGTGAAGAATTTCTTTCCCTGATAAATAAAGCAAAAGAATTATATTTAGAACAGAAGGTTCTTGGTGCTCAACGTGCTCTGCAATATGGTGGGGAATTGATGCTTGAAAAGCATAGCAGGTTTTATAACTGTTCTGCTACTTATGTGGATAGAGTTCGGGTGTTTGAGGAAATTATGTATTTGCTTTTGTGTGGTTGTGGGGTAGGCTATAGTGTGCAAAAGGTTCATGTAAAGAATTTACCGATTCCTAAAGGGTTTAATCATACATCGCATATAGAAGAATTTGCAATACCTGATACCATAGAAGGGTGGGCCGCTGCTGCTGGAAAGCTTTTAACGAATTATTATGAAGGAGGCCCCGAAATTAAATTTAATTATTCACAGATTCGTCCATTAGGTGCTCCTATTCGTGGGGGATTTCGTGCCCCCGGCCCTGAGCCACTTAAAAAGGCTTTGGACAAAGTGAAAGTATTTTTGGATAAAATACGAAACCGCAAATTAAGCCCTTTTGAACTGCATTATATTATCTGCATATTTGCAGATAGCGTGATTGCCGGAGGTGTGCGCCGTAGTGCGATGATTAGCATCTTTGACGCTGATGACTGGCAAATGGCTTCCTGTAAGACTGGAGACTGGATGACTACCTATCCAGAACTTTGCCGGGCTAACAATTCAGCCGCTATTTTGCCTACTACTTCTAAATCGGTATATGATAAAATATTCGATTACACCAAGAATCTTGGTGAACCCGGGTTCGTATTTATAGATTCACCTATGTTTGTGTATAATCCTTGTTTTACGGGAGAAACATTGGTAGCTGTAGCAGATGGTCGAAATGCTGTTTCAATTGGAGAATTGGCTTTATCTGGTGAAGAATTTCCAGTTTATTCATCAAGATTTAACAATTTTAAGGGGCGTTTTGGTAAGAAGTGGAAAGCTGAAATTAAAAAGGCTAAAGCTTTTAAAACCGGGGAAAAGGAAGTAGTTAAAGTGGAGCTTTCAGACGGTTCATCTTTTAAATGTACGCCTGATCATCGATTAGCTTTAAAAGATGGCTCTTATTTAGAGGCTGTTAAATGTGTGGGTAAGCCTTTAGAAAAGTTTTTTACTGTGAAAACTAAGTATAGAACAATTTGTTCTGTAACAAATGGGTTTGCCCGCCAATATCGAATGATATGGGAATATAATCATGGAGCCGTACCAGAGGGTTTTGAAATTGATCACATTGATAATAATGGTGGAGATTTTATAAAAAATTTGCATCTTTTATCAAAGGAAAATCATTTACAAAAAACAGCCACAGAAAGACAAGGAGATAATAACCCGGTATTTAGAATCAAGGATAAAGAAAAATATTCACACAATATGTCTTTATCAACCACTTTATCTAAAAATGGTCGATATAAGGGGTTGTCTAATAAGGAATTATTTGAAATAGCTAAAAAAGTTCATGAAAATGGTGGATATATTTCATGTGAAGCCTGTAATAAATTAGACAGTCGATTCCCTAAAAATTTATCTAAAAATAGATTTGGTGGTAAAATAGCAAATTTAAGGGAGTGGGTGTTATCTGGCAGACCTTACGTTGAAGAAGATGATGATCGTACATATTTAGCAACTGATAAGGTAACAGTTGATAAGAATATCACAGTTGTTTCTGTTACTCCGTGTGGAGTTGAATCTGTTTATGATTTAACCGTAGAAGATAATCACAATTTTTATATCATCACATCAGGTGATGAAAAATATGAAAATTGTGCTGGAATTTTGGTGCATAATTGTGGCGAAGTAGGTTTATTCCCTAAATATAAAGGGGAAGACGATCAGTGGCATAGTGGATGGGGTTTTTGTAATTTGGCAGAAATTAATGGTGGCAAAATTCAAACCGAAGAGGATTTTTATAAAGCTTGTGAGGCCGCTTCTATTATTTGTACTATGCAAGCCGGGTATACTAATTTTAAGGTGCTTGAAAAATGGTCTAGTCTTATTGCGGAAAGGGATGCTTTAATTGGTGTAGGTATTACAGGGTTTTGTGAAAATCCTGATATTTTATTCAATCCTGAAATACAACGCAGGGGGGCTGAAATTGTAAAGCAGACCAACCAGCGGATGGCCCAATTAATAGGCATTAATCCGGCTGCACGTTGTACAGTTGTGAAACCGTCGGGTAATAGTTCTCAGTTATTAGGCACTCTTTCAGGCATTACTCCAGGTCACGCAAAACATTATATAAGACACATTCAGGCAGCTAATGTTGAACAATCTCTACAAGAATGGAAGGAAGTCAATCCGTTTTGTATTGAAAAAAGTGCGTGGTTGAAAAATACTGAAAGTGTAATTTGTTTCCCGGTTACGTTACCTAAAAATGCTCTTTTAAGAAAAGATGTTTCAGCTGTAGAATTCTTAAAACTAGTTTTGTTGACCAAGCAAAATTGGATTGAATATGGAACTAATTTTGATCACCCCTCTACAAAAGAAAACCCAACATTACGGATGAATGTTTCAAATACCTGTACGGTAAAACCGGACGAGTGGGATGAAACACGTGAATTTATTTGGGAGCATCGTAGTGAATTTGGTGGTATCAGTTTGTTATCATCTTTTGGTGATTTAGATTACCCTCAGGCTCCATTTACTGAGGTGCTTGATGAAAAAGAATTGGCTGAACGGTATGGAGCAGGAGCAATTTTATCTAGTGGTCTAATTATAGATGCAATGGATGTTTTTGAAGACGTTTGGGAGGCTTGTAATGCTGCGTTGGGGATAAATTCAAAATTGTTAGAACTTACCGATGAAGATATTAGCCAGTATATTATTAACAATATTCATAACGGACGGTTTTTAGTCGATATAGACGGAGTTTGTTTCAGTGATGTAAATTGTGTAATTGATTATTTAAAACGTCTTGTAGAGCGTCGTAAAGATTGGGTTCGGCGGTTTAACGGCTTTGCCGACAAGTACATGAACGGAGATCGTAAACTGACTTCCTATTGTTTAAAACATGTAAATGCTTTTCACAAATGGCAGCACATTTGCAAGATGAAACCTGTTGATTACTCGAAAATAGAATGGGAAAATTCGTTTAAAGAAGCTGGTAGTGAAATAGGTACGGCTTGTGCAGGTGGTAAATGTGAGTGGAACCCTGATCAAATCACTAAGGATTAACGTTAAAATAAAAAACTGATAACAATGGATACAAGAATTTTATTTAAACAGCAAGCACAAGAATCTTTATTTGCAGGTATTGAAGAGTTAACGGAGGCGGTGGCCTCCACACTTGGCCCGAACGGGCATACCGTAATTATCGATAAAGGGTATGGCATACCTCACATTACTAAAGATGGGGTTACCGTTGCTCGGGCCTATGATACCAACGACCCTATAAAAAGAATGGGGGCTACCCTAGTGAAAACTGTAGCTGCTAAAACTTGTGATGAAGCCGGGGACGGTACAACAACCGCTACAATTTTGACGCATGCCCTAATTAAGGAGGGTATGAAAAAGATGCATTTCGTTAAAAATCCTCAGGATTTTAAACGGGGTATAGAATACGCCACTCAATGTGCTGTGGAGTTTATTGAATCTAAATCTCAGAAAATTGCTGTTGATGATTTTGATAAAATCCGGCAAATAGCAACTGTTTCAGCTAACGGAGATGAAGAGATTGGTTATCTGATTAAAGAAGCTATTACTAAAGTAGGTAACGACGGTGTAATTACCGTTGAAGAAAGTGCTAAAGGAGTAGAAACCTCAATTGAGGTATCAACAGGCTTCCAGTGGGAAAAAGGTTTGGTTAACCCCTATTTTGTAACTGACCCGGAACGTATTGAAGCTGTTTTGGATAAACCGTATGTTTTGGTTTTTGGACAGAATATCAATTATGTTCAGGAAATTATGGCTATTGTACAGTCAGTTTACACGGTGAAACGGAGTTTACTCATTGTTGCTCCTAATATGAGCAATGATGTAGTAAAATTTTTGGTGATGAATGTGCAGCAAACAAATGGATTGAAGGCATGTTTTGTAAAAGCACCGGGGTATGGGCAAATTCAGAAGGATTTGTTGATGGATTTGGCTGTTAAAATTGGTGCACAGGTAGTGGGGGATGAATATGGTCATCCGGTGACCGAAGCAGGAGTAGACTGGTTGGGAGAATGTGACCGGGCAGTTGTTTCATCAACCAGAACGGTGCTTGTGGGTGGAGCAGGTAGTGAGGAAGAAGTAAACACCCGGGTAGCTGCAATTAAATCTCAGATAGATTCATTTACAAATAGTTTTGACATCGAAAAATGTCGGGAAAGAATTGCTAAACTTACCGGAGGAGCTGCAATTATTTATGTAGGTGGAAACAGCGAAGTTGAAACTAAAGAACGCAAAGATCGTGTGGATGATGCAATTGCTGCAACACGGGCCGCAATAGATGAAGGGTATATTCCTGGAGGAGCTACTGTTCATTTTCGGGCTGCTTTGGTAGTTAAAAAGGAGGCTATAAATACTTCTACCGATTTCAATATGGGGATGGAAGTGGTTGCTGAGGCTTTATTTGCTCCGTTCCGTCAGCTTTGTGTTAATTCGGGTATCAATGCCGATAAGATTTCAATTGCAGTTGAAAATGCTCCTGAGTGGTTTTTTGGTTTAAATCCGGTAAGTGGAGAAGTGATTGATTTATTTGAAGCTGAGGTTTTAGACCCGGCCAAAGTCTCACGCGTTTCACTGGAAAATGCCGTTTCGGTAGCTATACAGTTCTTAAACACATACTGTGTAATGGCAGAAGATGAAGAACCCAAAAAGTAAAGCCATGAGCCAGAAACGAATTGGTGTTGGAGATATATGTCGTGTCCGCCATAATGAAAGCGGGCACGGCTTTCCAGAAAACACTTTGGTAGTAATAAAAGAATGTTATCCCCGGTTCAGCGAATTTCCCACTAGATTTAAAGCTGCCACCCGTACCGAATGGTGGTATGTTGAAATTGGGGATATTACTTTATATGCTCGGAATAGAAACAATTTAGACTTTTAACACGATGGAAATAGTTTGTGAATGTTTGGGATTTAGTATTATTGTACTGATTGGTGCTTTAGTTATTTATCATAAGAAAAATAAACGTATCCGCAAATGTTGCTGGATGAATCGACAGATGATGAAATACCCCTCTAACGGAGTTCCTTCAGAGTTTTTTATTGATGCTATTTCACGTAAATTCCCAAATTCGATTTACAAAGAACGTGTCAATGATTTACTGATAATAAATAATAATTGTTTGTTAGCCAATGTATTTTGTCAGGATGGGGTTTTATTTGTTAGTATGGTAGTGGATAAGGCGCATGATAAAAACCTTGTAGAGTTTTTAAGATATTGGGATGGTAGGCACGAATGTGATGCGGTAGCCTATCTGATGGGTTGTGGCTGTTATAACATGAAAATGTGATATGAGTAAGGGATTGACAGAGCAGGATAGAGAGCGCATTATGCAAAATGCGCCTGATTATATCACCGAATCCACCGACGTAGTTAAAGATTTATATGTTGCGTCGGAATGGGCTAAAGAAGAACGTGATTTAAGCCCCAAACGGTATTATTCTTTGGTTTTGAATGAGGGCACCGATGAAGAAAAAACTATCGAAATAGACTATCAGCAGATAGTAAATGTGAGTGCTTATATAAAATCAGTGGGAGGAGATTTGAGTGCTGTTAAGGCCGCTAATGTGATGCGGTTGCATTACCTGAAATTAGAAAGAAATTACCAACGTACCGTACAAGAATTAAATAAAGCTTTAGGTACAAAGCTACGTAAGTCCAGGAATTTAGTGGACTATACGGGCACGATTATGGAGCTTTTTGGTAAGTTTTATACCATAACGGATGTAGCTAAAATAATGGCTAAGGAATACCGTATAAAAGTTCCTGAGGATGAACTTAAAAAGTTCTATGTTGAAAATCGTGACCTGATTACACGCCGACGGGCTGAATACGTACTTACTAATAAAGATTTTCGTATTGCCACTGAAACGGGGCGTTTGGAAGTATTAAACCAGATGCTCACAGAAGTAGAAATTAAAAACCGGGCAGCAGGTGGCAGTAATGTAGATTTGTGTAATTTGATATTACGCATTATTGAACAGGCCCGTAAAGAAGTTAAGGGAAACGAAATTAAAATGACCGTTGACGGTCGTATAGATATAAACGCCACATTACAGGCAGAAACAAACGTTATGTCTGTAATGAAACAAATGTCGATTAATGCTCTTGTTATAGGGTTAACGGCTGCTAAAGCCGGGTTGAATCCTAGCGTGTTAATTGCTCAGCTTGCTAATAGCTGGTATAGCAAATTTAACGGATTTAATAGCAACGTAATGGACGGTGCAACTGTTCAACTGCCTAGTGCTTTGATTAAACAGTATGATTGGGGGCAAATTGAAGAGGCATCCACAAAATTCACCGATGAATTCGTTCCTATAGACGAAGTAATTGAAGATGCCAATCCTGTGGTGAATGAATCAGGTGAAAATATCCGTAAGAGAATGCTAGAACGGTTAAAAGCCATGAAAACTGCCAAAACAATTGAAGACACTAAAGCTAACCCCAACACTCCAGATACCACCCGTATTGAAGATTTAAAGGAAAATGGTGTTATATTGGTAGCTGATCCCGAAGAACAGGATGAACCTAAAGGAGAATTTGAAGTAGATTATAATTTGAATAAGGCTAAGAAGCAGAAGAAAGGTATGCGTATTAAAGGGGCCATTAAAGAATCTATAAGCCGCCATAAAGAGAAGGTGGATAAATTTGAAGGTCTTTCAAAGGAGGAACAGATTCGCCGGGCGAAACGTCTGGAGGCTCGTCGCAAAAGACGCGAACGTAAGAAACGTGAAGAAAACGATATTTTATAAAGGCTATATTTGTAGCAATTTAAATACCAAAATTTAACATTATGCAAAAAGATTTCGTAACTGCGACCCCCGACACAGGGGGGCTGGAGGTACAACGGTAAACGTTAAAGCCTCCGCAAATAGTGGGGCAGCTCGCAACACAACCATTACTGTATCAGGTGGTGGAGTTTCAAAACAAGTTTCTATCAGTCAGGCAGCAGGACAGCAAGTTACTGTAACAGGTTTTACCGGGGGAAACAAATGGTATCACCCTGGATCAGCCGTTGGGGATAAAATACCTGTACCGGGTAGTATTACTATGGATATTGCACCGGGTGAAGGTATAATAAGTGGAAGTTTAACCTTTGATAGAGTTATCACTTCTGCTAAAATTACCGACGATTATGGTGACTTTGCTCCTATTGGATTTACCTCAGGAGGTAAAGCAATCGGATTTGGTTCCAATGACGCTTCTGACGGTGATTATCAAACAATTGAATTACAATTTCAAGGATTCACGGGAGTTTTAAATATAGAACTTGCGTGTCGCGAATAATGAAAGAATTAATTTCTGATTATAGTTTTAAGAGGGGTTATTTACCCCTCTTTTTAATTACCATCCGGTGTGGTGTTATAAGAACGAATCATCCACGCTTCTTTCTCCATACTTTCAATCATGTCCTCTAAAAAATTGAGGGTAGCTAAGTCTTTAGGAGAAATTTCTTCATGAATTTCACGAATATGACGGATAGTTTTGTCCCAGTCATCACGAATATAACCCCACATAGTTAATGCCTGTGGAACGGCTTCATCCATGCTAAATTCTTGAATGTGATTGTGGGACAGCATAGCCTTCATACTTCCTAACGGACGTTCCCCTAAAGCCCGGATTCGTTCAGCAACGTCATCTACGCGCTCGATTTCGGCTTCATAAAGTTTGAGCATAGATTCATGGTAGGAACCAAAAGAATTTCCTACAACGTTCCAGTGGAATTGCCACGTTTTTAACATAAGTGTAAAATGATCCGCTAATAGACCATTTAGATGATCAGTGCTGAGTTTAATTTCATCAGCAGTTAAACCTGTTTTAATCATAATAAAAAGCTTTTTGATTACGATTTTATATACGTATTATGTAACGTTAATGGTTTAGAAATATTTAAGATTTTCAGGATTTTTCTTGGTAAAAGAATTTATTCTCACTACATTTGTGATGTCAAACAGTAAAAGCAATTAGTCATGAAAAACTTTATGTATAAAGCTTATCATGTGTATCAGTCAGGGAATATTTGTGAAACCCCACTTTTAGAAGCCGAAACCAAAAAAAAGAGCTTCTGGTGAAGCTTGAGAATTATTATAACGATAATTACTCTCATCCCTATGGACCTTTTAGGGCAAAGTTTGTCCATGTTTCATGGACTGAATATGATGTAATTTTAGTCAAAAGGCCCGTTGAAGGTATTGATTTTTCTTTATTAGATTCAGAGCCTTTATTCATTGTTAGAAAGTAGATTAGTATGAAAAATTTAGTTATTCAATATAAAAAGACAAAGTACAATTTAATACCCTTACATGATGAACAGTTGAATGGTAGAGTGGCCGGGTGGAATAGTGAAATAGTAAGAGGGTACCGAATGAGAATTCGGATCGATAAAGATATTACTGATCCCCTTTATCCTTTTATAATGATAATTGAAAGAGATAAAGTTTTGGCTGATAACGTGGAGCATACAGTTTTCTGTAAGATTTACAAAGTACGCAAATTTCATGATCATAGTTGTAAACCAGAAATTGTGTTATGTGCGGAAGTTTATCAGAGGGGTGTAAAATATCGTGGTAATAAATTTCAACAGATGATGCAAAATATTGCTAATAAAGTATTTGGTTATGAATAGTAAAATCTTCACTAGAGAAAAAGCCGTTCGGGTTAAAATTGATCAGCCCAGTACCAATCAAATTTTACACAAACTTCATGGTAAGATAGGAATTGCTGTTAGTTCAACGTTTTGTTACCAAACACAAACAATACATGTATATTTCACCGAAGGTGATCTTATAAGCATGGTTGTACCTGTAGACTACCTAATAAAATATTAGAATTTTCGGATAATTCTTGGTTAATTCCAAAATTCTTTACAACTTTGTAATGTCAAAATAACAATACAAAACAACTTAAAAACATTTTATCATGGAATCATCAGTTTTTCAAAATGAAACCCCTCAGGAAATTTTGCTAAAAATAAAGAAAGTGAAAGCCCTTGCAGAAGGTGGAATAGGTGGTGAAAAAGAAGCGGCTCAACGTTTACTTGAAACACTTTGTGCTAAATACGGGGTTACGCCTGAGGAACTGAATGAAGAACAGAAGAAAGAATATATGTTTCGTGTGAGAAATTCTGTTTTAAAATTGTTTTTACAAGTGTATACTTTCATGTTCAATGCAACCGAACGGTATGAAAATGATTTGCATTATTACAAAAAGAAAGGTGTGAATGATCATTTCATCGGGTGTGATTTTACCCCGTCAGAATATATTGAATTCAGTCAACTATGGGAATGGCATCGCCAAAATTATTTAGTTGAGCGGAAAAGAATGCGTGAGCTTTTTGAAAAAGCTTATATTGAAAAACATTCATTGTATCCTAATGAAATCAGGGATGAATATAGAGCTTCTAAAAAGAAAAAAGATACTTTACAGGATTTGAATGCTATTATGGCGTTAACGAATATCTGTTCAGATAAAACTTTTCACAAACAAATTGAAAACACTAAAGAAAACTAAAGGTATGAAATTAAAAGAGAGAATTAAATTAGCTTTTCGCCTGATTAAATCAAGTGAGGCTTATGATGAAATTTGCCGTAAGAGTTGTGAATCAGTTGCCATGGATTACTGGAAATTTCGTAGGGGAATAAATCATTTACTTGAAAAGGTAATACAAGATTCTGTCCGCAGGGATGATGTTGGAATTACTTCTAAGTTTAGTTTCTTTCACCATTCATGAACCTATTTTTAATTTAGAAAAAGATATGCTGGGTGATCTGTTGTTTATGAGTGAAGCAGCTCCTAATTTTAAAAATGAAAAAGATGCACCTAAAAAGTATATTGTTGATTACTTAATGGTGAAATTAGGAGAAGACGAAAGGTTTATGGAAAAAGCGACGGATACTCAGACAGTTGCTCTTAAACTAGCAAACTTCTTAATAAAGAACAACTATATAAAAACTCGGATTGACCAATTGGATTCCGGTCAAATTAAAGTTGTGTATTGGGTAAATACGTTTAAAGAAGATGAGCATTAAACAAAAGAAAAAGACAGAGTTTTTTCTAATTCAAAATGCTCTGTGCGGGGATCAAAAGGCATATAAGCAGCTATTTGAAAAGTATTACAAAATACTACATTACCAATTAAATAAATACCTGAGGGATGAGGATGCAACGGCTGATTTATGTATGGAGACTTTTGAAAAAGCGTTCAATTCTTTGCACAATTATACTCCTGAATATGCTTTCAGCACGTGGCTCATTCGAATTGGGCTGAATATGGCTATAGATTATAATCGTGCCCGTAAAAGGCATTCGTTTGTAAGAATAGATACCGATGAGGACGACGATGATGCAAAGTTTGTATTTCAGTTAAAAGATGAAGCCGATACCCCTCTTGAGGGGGTTATGAATGTTCAATATGTGGATTTTGTGAAAAGAATGATTGAAGAATTACCCCGGTGGCACCGTCGTATGCTCGAACTGAAATATTTAGACGGCCTTACTTATGAAGAGATTGCTGATGAATTGCAGGTACCAGTAGGTACAGTAAAAGGAACTTTACATAGGGCTAAGGAACTTTTTCAGGAAATATTGAAAAACAACAAAGAAGAATAATTATGGATAAATATTTTCTTAGGTTAAGAAAAGAAGACTTTTTAAAGTTTGAGGTTCATGAATTTCCTAATTGTTTAGACAATGGTCGTCTATGGTATGATGTTTGGATCTATTATAAAATGAATGATACAGTTTACTGTGCACTGGTGAATAATTCAGCTAGCCGGACTTCTAGTGATGCTAAAAAGAAAATTAAACAGTATCTTGAAATCATAGACAAAGAGGAAATATTACAAATATTTCAGCCTGGAAGAGAAGACCCTCCTTATCACCTATTTAACAAATGATTATTATAAACCAATTAATAATAGAAAATTATGAATGCCGAAATTGTAAACAGAATTATTTTTATCCTAGCATTATTAATGCTCATTATGTCACTAGTGGGTTTGATTCGTTCAACCCTTCTAAGAAGAAAGCTGAAGCGTTGTCTTTATGAAGCAATAAAAAACCCTAGAGAATTACCCTAATATTACCTTAAAAGAGGGTGAAAGAGAGTACAGTGTGTATTTTATTTGTAAGAGTAAGGAAGCATATTTGAACCGTTCAAAAGAAACTTCGGGTGAATGGGGTGCATTCTGTGAAGCTGATAAAAGAACAATGAGGCAGTTTATTGCCTGCAACTCTCACGTGGAGATTATGAATATACCAGTAGAGGACCTTTATTTTGAATGTTTCTATAAAATAGTCAGAGTGAAATGAGTGAAAATACGAAAAAAACTACCGAAGCCCTGTTAGGGGAAAGAATAAGGGAGCTAGAGCTGAGTTTGCAGGTTGTTAACCAGCATGTCCGAAATAATGAAGAATTGATTCGTAGAATCATAAAGGTGTTGAACTATAGAATTCCAGCCATAGAACGTATTGCAGGTATATATGATATATTGATTCGGAGTGGACATATTAAAGGAGATATTCACCTTTAAAATAGCTATCGATAGGAAATTATGTAGGGGTAGCGTATGTGGTTGACGATGAGTGTCGGTGGAGTAAGGGGTCAGAATATGACGAGGATAAGTGGTCAGTTCTGGCCCTGTTTTATAGGGTAAGATTTGAAAAGTCTGTTCCTGGAATTATATTGTAAATGAAATAGATGTAAGAATAGAAAATGGGTGATAGTGAAATTAGAGCGTCCAGAATGGATTCCCTGTTCAGCCTCTCTGATAAAATATCAGGGTGACATTAGGTATAGGAAGGCCATTGATAAAGATATATAGAGCATGAGGTATATATGGGGTATTGGAGGGGTGTGGGTGTTTGGTATGGGGTTATGGGGTAATTTAGATTTTGGTATAGGGTATTTAGAGGGCGCGGTTTCCTCTATATTCGGAAGGTAAGCCTTCCCCCGGTCAATTTCCCGGCAGCATCTACCCAGTAATTACACAAAAGTAAAACAGTATGTATAGACGAGTAAGAATAAGAAAGCGGCGTAAAAGACTGATATTAGTCTGCCCGAATTCTGAGAGAAATATGAATTATGTGCAAAGACTTGACGAGCTTCACCTACTTGAAAAGTACACGGTTTATCCGGAAAAGATTGAATTGATTACGGTCACTTTAGACGTGCCCGTGGACAAATATGTCTTTAAAAAATTCATCCGTTCATGGGGTATTTATGGACTAAAATTCGTGGACGAAATGACACCTAGACTTTAACACTAGTTAAAGAAAGTTAAAGTCTTAACGTAACTTCCATACCTTTTCTAAGTTAGCATTAAGACTTTTTGAGAAAATGGTAATATCGTTTTAGGCAACTCCCGGAAAATTTTTATCCACGGTTTTGTACTTTCCATAAAGTGTTAAATCTGTTAAAAATCGTTATGTTGGAAAAGGTAGGGAAGTTACGTGAATTTGAAGATAATTTTATCGGGTGAATTTTGGTTGAACTTATAATTTATAACTTTTTTAGCGGTGTATTACTTACACTGTATAAGTAAAAATGTAGTTTTACTTATAAATTGTAATTTTGTGCAAACAGAAGAGTTTTAAATTGTAATTTTCATGACTAAAGTCTTGGTGCTTTATGGAGGATATACTATATTTGCAGTGTCTAACAAAATTATACAAAATGGAACTTGAACTTATAAAAGTAAAGATAAAAGAGGGTCTTGAAATTAAACGCCGTAATTATGCTACTATAGTGATAAACGGTACCGAAGCCGGGTATATAGATGATAGTGGAGTTTATTTAAGACTTTATAACCCTACAACGCCTTTTGGCGTATTAGTATCAGTTGAAATTGCTGGTAAAGATTCATCCTTTGCTGATAAATGCCGGGTGGTTGAGAAACATGCACATGCTATTTATGATCGTTATGATCTTCTTATAAAGAAACTTCTGCCTCAAATCTAATTGAGGTCTCTTTTCCGTGAGAAGTGTTTTTATTGTTTTGACACGTGAGGTGGTGTAACAGCCACCTCTTTTTCGTTATATAACTTTACCCATCACTTTAAAGTATAAAGTATCAATCAGGCTAGTCTGAGAAAACTATAAAAACAGTTATTCAATCATGCAAAAAGATTTTATTACAGCTACTCCAGATTCGGGGGGGGGCTGGAGGTACCACCGTTAATGTAACCGCAGCTGCTAATACCGGAGATGATAGAACCACCACTGTTAACATTACTGGAGGTGGAATTACTAAAACAGTTAGTATAAGTCAGGCAGGAATCCCTCCTGATATTTTAGGTGGATGGGCAGATGAAGTTAAATACTATGAGTATCCCATTTTCATGTTTCCTGATGTTTATTCAGTTGAAAATGGTCAAGTAGTTAAGGGTTATTATGAATTGGAAAATGGTAAATCATTTTACAGTGAGTGTCAAACTAGTGGTGAAATAGCTTTTGTAATGGATTGGGGTGCACGGCTGTGTACCTTTGATTTTGGAACATCAGCAACATTCCCATGGAAGAAAGATGCTGGCCAAATTATGACAAATGGCACTATAATTCAGGTTATAGAATTGGCACAAAATGAAACAGTGTCTTTGAGTAAACCCGATAATTCAGAATTCTACATTTATATAAATGATACAAATATTCATCAAAACAACTCAGAAATAACTGGCATAGTCGGGGTGGCTCAAATCAAGAATAAATTGAGCAGTATTGGTTGGGCAGTTAATTTGAACCCGGCAAGTAATGATACCTTTACTACAGTCACTTTTAGTAAATTGTGGGTAGATGCACCGCCTATTTTCTTTTCAACCTTAAAAAAAAAAGACGCAGGTAGCAGTGAGTTTTCAGATAGTTTTTCTTGTGTATTAAGGTAGTTATTTCTTTTCTGATTTTTAAGTTATAGCCCGGTGATAAAAGCCGGGCTATTATTTTTCTAAGAAAAATAGGAATTTTCTTTGAACTTTCAAGAATTATTTACAACTTTGCATTGTCAAACAATAAGAATGAAGGTTATGCAAGGCGCAAGATATTATAAAAACTTAGATTTTAGTAAACCAGTAGGAACCCACCGATGGGTTGATAATATCAAAACAAGAAGAGAACTGGCAAAAGTATGTCTAGTGGCTATGGCTCGGATAAATCAAGCTGAGCAGGGCACAATTACCAATCCCTATGATTTGGCTTCCTCTACAATGAAAGACGGTCGCACACTTATTCAAACTATCTACGAAGATGGTTATGTAATGTTCAATGATGGTTGGTTCATCGTTGAATGTGATGAGGATGGAACACTTTACGTTGATGTAACGGGCAGGGCTATTCAAGAATGTCCTGATTATCAAAATATGGAATACGTTATGGATGCTGCCTGTAAAGAATCTTGGCAAAATTCTCAGAAATAATTTGGAATTTTCTTGGTCATCATCTTAGAATGTACTACATTTGTAATGTCAAAATAACAAAACAATAAAATACACAAAACTATGAAAACTTCATCCAACAATTCAGAATTTGCTAACAATGTGGTTATGTTGAATATTGTAAACAATCCAGAAGCAGCATATAAATACGTTAACCGTCCAAACTTAATTGCCAGTTTTGAAGAGTTAGTTCTTAACTGCGTTAAAATAGGGTTAAAGGTAAGTTTGCCCGATGATGCCGAAAAACTCTCTAAAAGAGCCTTAATAGATAGTTATAGGGGCATTGCTAATCAATATTTAGCAGCTATAAATAACATCGAAGAACCCGTTCAGGAGGAAGAGGAACCTGAGGAAGCACCCGCAGTGGAAGCTGTTGCTAAACCTAAGAAGCGGGGTAATGCCCAGGAGCGTCTTGAAAGATATAGCGCAGAATTAGCCGAAAAGGAAACTATTGAAAACCCGTCTAAAGAAATTCGGTTGCGTATTGCTTCACTAAAACGTAAAATAGCCAGAGCAAATAAAGCTCTGGGTTTAAATGGCTATTTAGAACCTAAAACTACCAATATTTCTCTTGCTTAATTTATGTTCCACTAAATAATACGATTATGATCAGATCAGTCAGAGTTATGTTTCGTGGCCGTAAGATTGGCCACAACGTAAAAGTACGTACAATTCATGCCCGGGTTCAGGTGAAAAGAAACTTCAAACTTACGGAAATCATTGAAAGGCTTGAAAAGCACTATGAAGATATAGAGCCGGGTTCTGTAAAGGTAGAAACACGAAGATTAACCACTAAAAAGCAGCCGTTATGAGTAGATATTATGGAGTTTATTTAGCTTATTCAAAATGGGAAGTGTTTCCGGACGAAGTGGCAAACGATCCTAATATTCCAAGATATCCGTCTGATATTGCACGTGTCCGGTGCTTTGATAATAGTTTTGATCAATTGCAATGCTACAGTAATACTCCATGTCCAGCCAGTCAAATATTTGAAGCTGATTCCGAAAAGGAATTTGATGATAAAGTTGCCTATTTTAAACGAAAGTTTGAAAATGAAAAGTGGGTTCAGGAGCATATTGACCCCTATGTTTAATTACCTTTAACTCTTGTATTATGAACTATAGACAAAAGAAATCACCAATTGTTTCCTGGATGGAAAAGATTGAGAGTAAATGCACCGATAAAGTACCCGTTAAAGACAACAATATTACATACATTGAATGCGGGCGTAACCCGGGCACCTTTTGTAAATATCATAATTGCCCGCTGAAAACAGCTGAATCTACCAAATAAGTACGGTTATGAAAGAAAACAATATAGAATCAGGATGGAATTCGGGTGGTGTTTCAGTCACCCCCGAAGAACTTAAATATATAATGCAACATATAATTGGGTTTACTGTAAAGTTTGAACAGTACTCCTCTAATTTTAGAGGACAGGTTACTGAATGCGATGGAGAAATGGTTAAAATGACATTAGCAAAAGATAGCAGTATATTTCCCAATTTTATTGGTAGGTGTTCATGTCAATTATTGGCGTCGGTAGACTTTAAAAAACATAGCATTGAAATGCTACCGGGTGCAATTGTTTCAATGCAAAGAATGAAGAAAAATTAGAAAATTCCTGAAATTTATTCGGATTTTCTTTGTTGATTCAAAATTTTCCACTACATTTGTATTGTCAAACAGTAAATAATATACGTCATGAAATCACAAACTTATCTCAACAAAATTAAAAGTTTCTTTAAGAAAAACGCTGGAAAAGAAGTAACTCGGTATCAGATGATTCAGTATGTATTAGAACCCGAAAAGTGGGAAAAGGCTCGTAAAACTACGTGTATAGTGGATTCTGTGACGAGTAAATTACAATACGAGGGGTATATTGATAAGGGGCAAAATGGAAAGTGGATAATATTAAAAGAGATTCCGGAATCTCTGACATCTACCCAAATTAATTCATTTAAATTCACCCTTTAATTCATAGAAATAATGGAAAAGGTTTTAATCGACTTAACAGAAGAAGAATCAAATGTAGGGTGTAACAAAGACGCAGCCTGAGTGCCTGGTGAAAAATGGCTACTCAACTAACGTCAGAATATATTTCGATGTTTACTAAAATCAGTACATCATGAAAAAGTTCAAAACAGGCACATCTTTTCACATAGAAAGCGAGGACGGTTCGTGTCACACTGTATCAATAGCCTCTGTTAAGGTCTCAGAGACGGGGGAAGTCCAGGTGGTGGGACAATTTACCGACCCAGCCAGTGTTCGTTACGTAAACGAACCAATAGACATTAAACCGGGGCGAATACGCTGTACGATGCACTGTAGTGCAATGGTGCGTTTTATGTATGAGGGCCGAATGCGTACCGCAGCTATTACCCACACCACCATGAAAGCCTTTCGGATTATTAATACTGAGCTGGGAGTAACATGGATTCCTATGCATATAGTAAGATGGTCTGTACAGGCAAACCAATTCCTGGTAATAGATGAAGATTATGAAATAACTTTCACGAAAGATGTATTACCGGGTATGGACGTTTTTCCTCCCAATATTGATCCAGAAGAATTAATTGAAATTTTTGACAGAGCATTATGATAACAATTTACAAACTCCACCCACTATGCCATAATAGAGTTGCTATGGAGGGTAAAGTAGATAATTACTCGATGGCATTGGCAAGAATACGGCATCTAAAAACTACGTTTAGTGATGTTGTCGATGTTAAAACGTATACTTCAAGACAAACATTTACTTCAAATACGGTTATTCATGTGGTTTGCAAAAAGAGAATCCGAGCGTTTGGCCGCGAATACACCAAAGACTACCATTCGTATTATGAGCTTGTGGAAGAGCAAGACGATAATGTTACTCCGCAGGGTTTTAATGTTGAATTCATACAGAATGATGGCGATTTAAACGATGTGACCGTATTAATTTCACGTAAAGGTAAAAAGTGGTCAACTTTGAGTAATTTAACCGTCGAAGAACTAACCCATTTAAAGAATGAACTTGTTGAATACCTAAAAATAGAAAAGCCATGAAAAATCTAGTATTATCAATTATGATGGTGTTGTGTGGCATCGTAGGTTACACACAATCAAATGCAATCATTGTAAATGAATCTCTTCCTAAAGTTGGAATCTCCCCCTATGAATTAGGGTATTTTTCAACATTTCCATTCGGGTTAATTCCATATAATTATAGTCCGAAAATCGTAAACCCATTCGAACGTCAGCAGATTAAACAAATTTCAATTGTAGATTCAGTTTATTTGCAGATATGGTTTAAAGACGGCGGTATTATTCAGATGAGGGTTAAAGAAAACCAATTTTGCCAATCAGTTACCACCCCCTACCGTAATTCTCCGTTCATAAACAGTGATTCCTTGACAGTTTTAGGGTATACAAATTATGTGGCTGGAATTAATATTCAGATTATACGCATACCTTTTTTAGAAAAGACTTACTATAAACCAAAATACAGTGATTATCACACAAAATGTTTCAAATCGGATGTAGTGGCATCTATACGACGAATTTCTAATCCATTCAATTATCAGGATGTGATGAATTTTAAAGAAGTAGTAAACGATATTTCTTTCGGAAGTCACATATTTGATCTTGAACAACCCTTTAAAAATATCTTATGGAGTGGTAGGGGTTATGCATATTTTGAAGAAGTTGAACTTAAACTAAGATAAAAATGCTACAGGAAGAAACAATATACCCCGGCGGAACTCCACCTGAAAAGGAAGGGTTTATCAGAAAAATTTTGAATACAAAAATCGGTGGTAGACCCCTCACAATAGGGGAAGCAATAGTAGACATTATGGTTATACTTCTTGTATACGTTCTGATTTATTTGGTATTCAATTCCTGCACCCGGTGTACTCGGGAAGTAGAATCAGCACCAACAGCGTCTTTTGAAAGCCCGGTAGATACACTTTCAACAATCGCTGACAGCGTCTTCACCTATATCTTTTTACTCAGGCTTGAACATCCACGGATTGTTATGGCACAATGTATTGAAGAAAGTGGTAATTTTACCAGTCTTTCATTCCGAAACGGACATAATTGTACCGGAATGAAAGTTCCGTCAAGACGGCCGACATTAGCCATTGGTACTCTATATTACCATGCCCGTTTTAATTCCTGGCAGGAATGCCTGATGGATTATGCAATCTGGCAAAGTATATATGCCCGCGGGAAAACCGCAGATGAATATCTTGCCTATTTAGACACCGTATATGCTGAAAAGAAGGGTTATAGTAACCGTTTACGAAAAATAATAGAAACACGATTATGAGAACAGAATTATTACGAATTTTACGGGCCAAAGCTGCCGCTAACATCAAAAAGATATGGTATTGTAATGGTCATGGGTGTATTCGTGAAGAGTACAAAAATGGATCAATAGAAACAATGGTTTTTAATCGTTCAAGAATAGAACAGGCGTATATCACAGCAACCCGGTATTATATATTGGAATGTATTAAACATCTCCGTAACGGACACGATTTAGAATCTCTATGAAAATAAAACCTGAAAGTTTGTCTTTATTCAGTAACTTTACCATGAGATTAAGCGTTATAAAACCACATTTATACTAAAACAATGAATAAGCAAAGACGAAACCGTATCGAATATGTGAAGGCAAAATTAGGAGAATTAAAGTACGAAATAGAAAATTTACAGGAAGAAGAAGACGAAGAATATAACAATTTACCCGAAAATATACAAGACAGTGATCAGGGGCAAAGTATGTACGAAACCGCCAACAATCTGCAAGATGCCGCCGATTTTATCGACGAAGCTATAGACTACTTAGATCAGTCGATTGAAAATCAAAGGGAATCGTCCCAATATATAACAACAATTAAAATTTTGAAACAATGAAAAAATCCGAATTGATTGCAGCTGTAGCCAAAAAAGCTGACTTTTCGCAAAAAGAAGTTGAAGCCGTTATTGAGGCTTTCTCTGACGTGGTTGTTGAAAACTGCGTTGAAAAAGGAGAGGAAATTTCATTCCCTCTGGGAAAATTTAAACAAAAGGTGAATCAGGCAAAAACCGGAACCAGCCCTCTAACTGGTAAGCCTATGAATGTACCCGAAAGTCGTTCGTTGTCTTTTAAGCCATCTAAAACAATCAAAAAGATTGTTGAACCTGCTAAAAAGCAATCCGGTAAGGCAAAGGGTAAAAAATAAGAATTCGTTATTCAGACTGAGGTTTTAATTTCAAAAAAGATGTGATGACTGTAAAATGTTGTCGCATCTTTTGTTTTTGTTAAGATTTATCCTGAATTTCTTGGTTAATTCCAAAATTCTTTACAACTTTGCTTCGTCAAACAATGAATAACGTATGAATAAGCGAGTAGATTTTGTATCGGGTGGTTATTACATTTTAACCGATGAAGAACAACAAATTTATGAAATTTGTGGAGATACGTGGTTAGACGAATATTGCCGTTATATATCAGATAACGACATCATGTATGATGAACCCGCCGTAAATACAACTTCTTCTGAAAATAAATCTAAACAGAATATATTACACAAATTATGGCGACTATTACATTTATAGGAAAACAGCCTGATATGTTTCAGCATGCCGATTTTACCCGGCGTAATTTTCGTGGATTAATAGACATGGACAAAATGCTGGACCCTCATGGTTCCACTATTTATGAAATGAATTCCCAGCGCACCTATGTATTTAGGTATGCTAATTTACAAAATTTCAATAAACTTAATGGACGGTACCTAACATGTCAGGAATACCCTTCTGAAAATTTTTGGGTTTTAAGTCCCAAATGGATGCTGAATCAACAGCACCTATCAAAAGAAAAGATGAACTTTTACAATAAGATTTTAGATAGTTTATCTCTTGGCTCATGCTCAGGGGCTAAATTGAAAAGATTAGTTGAAACCGGAAAAATTAAAATTGTATGGATGCAAAACAAAAGTATTTAGATGAAATCAGAGAGCTTGATGAAAGCTATCTAGAAGAGAAGCGTCGTATTTTACTTGAATATGCCCGGCAACACTGTCCCTATAAAAGAGGTGATCAGGTTAGAGATGCCACCGGGTGGATTGAAATACAAAAGGTTTTAGTTACTTACCGTAGAAAAAACCTTCCACAAATAGAATTACATGGTGTATGTCTGACTAAAAGCAAAAAACCATGCTCTAATGGAGCAACCAGAACAATACTGCTTGATGAAATTATACAGAAATGAATAACGTAGAAGAACAAAGAAAATTATTCGACCGTATGGTCCGGAAGTACGAAATTCGTGCTTTTATCGATAAGGACCCCGTTAAATTTTCTCATAGATGGAGGGAACAGGTGAATAGAGAAATCACAGGAATTATTGCCTCATGGCTGGCGTATGGTAGCCGGGCTGTATTTCTGAATGTTCTTGAAAAACTGTTTACATATATGGGAGAGCTGAATAGTACTCCGTACCGTTTTATAATGGATAAAAGATACATAGAAATGAGCCGCACCCACCCGGTAAATAAAACTCTGTACCGTTTTAATACCTATGCAGACTTTTATGATTTATGTGAGGTTTTACATGGCATATATACCCGTTATCCTACCTTAGAAGAAGCTGTACATAAAACTTTTGTGCATAATGGGCTTGCTACTGATCTAGTAGCTTCTGTAACGAATTTATTTAACGGTGAGGTAAAAGGTATTCCGACCGATGTAAAATCAGCCTGTAAACGTATTAATATGTTTCTGCGGTGGATGATTCGAAAAGACAGCCCGGTAGATTTGGGTTGCTGGCAAATGTTCAGCCCAAATCTTTTACTGATGCCTTTAGATACCCACGTTGCACGTGTAGGTCGTCAACTAAATCTCATTACCCGTAATTCAGACGACATGAAAACTGTAATTGAACTTACAAACGCGTGCCGGGAAATATTTCCTGATGATCCATGTCGTATGGATTTTGCATTGTTTGGATATGGCATTGAACACCCGGTTAAAATTGCTAAAGATAAATAAAAACAGTATTTTTGTTTCGAGGTATATTTGTTAGAAACTATATTGTTGGAACTAAACTTTTTCACTAGGACACTAACCGCTGAGACAGCAGTTTTGCGTCCAATTTTTAAAACTTAAAAATCAGAAATTATGCAAAAAGATTTCGTAACCGCCACTCCTGATACCGGGTCAAGTGGCACAACGACCGTCAATGTGACGGCTGCGGCAAACATTGGAGAAGCCCGCAACACAGCAATTAATGTCTCCGGTTCATCCATCTCTAAGACAGTACAGGTTAGTCAGGAGGTGGGGTTGGTGCGTGTCAGTTTGAAATTAATGTTTGATTTTATTGGGGCTAACGCATCGAATTATACAGTTCAAAAAACAGGAAATAACTGGCAAGTTGCTGCCAATTTTAGAGGAAGTGAATTGCCTAGCGGTGGGACACTAATATGGGCTGTTGAGGGGGTTGATGATGTAAGGCCGCAACCCACCTGGAGTATTTCATCTAAATTTATGAAAGTTATCATATTAAATGCAAGGGGGGCTACACCTGTGGCAATAGATTGTGCTAAGTATGAAACTCTATATACTCCAACAATATTGGGTGGTATCATTTCAATTACCGATATTAGTGATGAAGATAAAAATACTTTAGCCCAAGAACTGGTCAAAGCAATTCGATTTGGTGGATTTGTATCTGTAGAATTAAGAACAACAGGAAGTGCCCCTGATTTTTCTATTGATTATTCTATCACATAGTAAAAAGCCCGGCATAATAACCGGGCTAAATTACGGAAATTGATTATATGAACATAAAAAGCGGGCAATACACCCGCTTTCTTTCAAATTGACAAACTGAAACAATGAACCACGTTTCGAAATCACACCAAAGTTAGTAAAAATTAGAATAAAAATTCATCATCTTTTAACCTGCAAAAGTGTCCATCGGGTGCAATACATATAATTTCAGTTTTCTCTCCCATAATAAATTCTGTTATCACGGGTAATGTGATTGGTTCAGAAACGATAAAAGACCCTTCTTTTAGACCGTTTAAGCCGTCAAAAGTTACAACTGATAATTTAGGATGCCTGTATTTTATTCCGTTTGCAAAAGGACCAAAATCACATTTTAATGGTTTTGTTATAATGGTAACCGTATCAAAAGTTTTAATGTACTTGCGGTTAAATATTAGATAGGCATTTAAAAGTTGTGCCGGGGTAATTTTTACAGATGACTCTATATTGAAAAAAGAACGTGTTCTGTGTCGGAGTATCTGCATTTCACCTTTTGAAAGTTCTTCAAAATCCTGACACAATATATCCATGAACTCTTTATCATTTTTTGACATAATCCTGAATGTTCCTTAATATTAATTTAACTTCATGATAGGTAAATCCCATCCCACATTCCAAACGAGGTGAAATTTTTTCACCATTTATTACCTGATATGAATCAGGGGTTCCTTCCAGTATGGTAATAGAATATAAATTAGGATAATTAAGTTTATGAACTATCACACCCATTCCATTATCAAAAAACTTTGTAGCCATGAATCCTCCTATAGGTTCACGTTTAAAATCCTGTTTGGTGGGGAACCAATATTTCTTATCTTCCATATTTAATTGAGTTTAGTGATAAAATCATGTATTTCTTTCCAGAATAGAGGGATATTTACAGCCAGTAAACCAACTAGAATCCAACAGCCTAATGGCGTACTTTCTTCAAAGCCCATCATGAATAAAAGACCTGAAATAACTAAATACAGACTTCGAAAGCTATAGCAGCTTCTAACCCCTAATAACCCGTAATTTTTCAAGAAATCACTGGCAGTAACTATTCTTTCATACTCGGGGTAGGGATTTGTTTCATGAAAAGAAAAATCACCTTCTTTATTTATGAAAATGAAACCGGATTCATGATTGTCACAATTTTTCAGATAGCAACCACGAGGAATATACCCGAAACGTTTTAAGAGTTTTTCACAACTATATAATTCTTTACATGTGCCTGAAATAATCAAAGGATTCATATTGTGTATTATTAGGTTAACGACAATTTTACGTTATCTATGAGTAAAGGGGCCGGGAAACCCGGCCTGAATTTTATTTGATGATGTAGCGGTAGTGTGGGCGGTATATTGGACCCCAAGCTAATATTGTATATGCAGTTACCCGTTGAATACCGTCCCAGATTTCACATTCAAGATTTACATCAACATGACGAACATCAATCATAAGGGTTTCAATACGCATATCCTTTTTAAGGATACGAGCACACAGTTTACAAAGACTATCTTCAAAATGTTGCTCAGCTTCTTTACGTGCATGTTCAGCGTACATTTTCTCATCAAGTTCATAAGGTTTCACCCGGTAAAACCATTTTTCCTCATCGTAGTAACTTTGTAATGAAGAAAAAGCTTTTTTATTACCTGCATTTTTCTGGAAGAAATTCCAGCGGGTTATATTTCTTTTAGCTTGTTCTTTAGCCCAGTCTTCAGTTTTTTGAAGATACATTTCTTTGAAAGAAGCAGTTTGCTGTTGTAAATTTTCTAAAAGGTTCATTTTCGGTTTCATGGCTAATTATCTTTATTGTTTGACATCACAAAGGTGATAAGAAAAAAAGATAATTACCAAGAGTTTTCCTAATTTTCTATTAGAAAATCTTAAAATAAGAAACTGTAATCACCTCGGATAAGTATAATAATGTGCATAGGAAACATTGATAGAGGCAATTGATTATATACATGTTTTTAGTGATTTTGTGGTTATTATTGCTTTAATTTGTGTGTTATATTTTGTGCTTTGGTCAGCAATCAAATATACGGATAATTATTGACTTTATCAAGTATTCAAAAGCAAAAAAAAAGAGGGCTGGATTTTTGTCCAGCCCTTACCTTTAAAAGGTAATAATACCCAATTTTTATATAATTGAGAATGCAATTACAACATCATCTGCAATGCCATTTGTAGCAGCATGTATGAGATATGTACCTCCAACATTTTTAATTTCGGGCACAGCCCCATTTAAAGCATCCAAATCTGTTGAATCTAAATCTACAATGGTTAATGTTCCATTATTAGCTTCCGAGTAAATTGTGGTGTACTTTTTGAGATTCAAATCAGCTAAAGACGTTGTATCTACACTTCTAATCATTAATACTGTTAATCGTGTTAAATCACTGAAAGTAAGTTCAGGATGAATTTTATTCACATTTTTGATTGCAATATGGGCCTGCCCGGTTGCAACAACATACCCCCTATCAAAAACAGCATTAACATAGTAAAAAGCCCCGTTCTTATCAGCCTGATAAGAACTAGCAAGTGAACAGTCAAAATAAAGGGGTGAATCTACTATAACTCTTAATTCTCCCTCCTCTTGACTAACCTGTACTGTCTTAGAGATGGATGAACCGGAGACGAAAAAGGGATAGGCCGAAACCTATCCCAGTCAAAATAGAGTGGAAATAAACATGGTAATTATTCAACTTTTTCAATCTTGTATCCTTCAAACGGACAGTTATCGAAATCCCTAATATCGTCGGGTGAATCGGGGTCAACCATTTCACCTAAAATGGTAGTTATTCTACCATCGGGATGCAAAATACCCGGCAACCATTCTGCGTGCTTAGGGTCATCGAGTGAACATAAAGCCCAAATTCTTTTAGAATGAAGTTTGATTTGATATGGTTTTTTATCAACCAAAACTATTCCTGTACAATTAGTATCTTCACAGGTAGAACTGCCTAAAAACTTTTTTGCAAAACGAATAAAAGAACTATCAATTACCGGAGTGCCTGCCTGAATGATATTGAATTTCACCTTTACATTTTCTTTTTTATTCTCAAAAAAGGCTTCATAGGTGAATTCATACAGTTCATCTAAAATTTTGTTTTGTGATGCATTAACTGCCGAAAATTGAAAATCACCAGCCTTTGAAAGAGCTGAAACAACACCTGCTTCTATATTGTTGGAAGCACAAAAATCTACCCCAATACTGAAAATTTCATCTGAATTGGGTTTTTTACCCATTGAATTCACCGGAATTTTTACTGAGAAAAGATAAGGTGAATATAAATCGTGAAAAATGTAATTATAAATGACTTGCATAATTATTTATGGTATTAAATTGTAACTGTATAAATTATCTGATCACAAATAGAAACTTTACCCGGAATGAGTTTTTGAGTTTTTAGGTCTACAGCTCTAAACCCAACAGGTGTTGCATGATGTTCAGGAACATGTTTAAACCTATCGTAATAGAGCTCTAGTGCGTTCAAAATACTCACGGTTGACAGTTGGGCCATCTCAGCAGTTTTCATGTCCGAAAAGGAAGTTGAATAAAATTCTTCATTTTCTACTGTGATTCTGTAATGAATTTTGTGATCTATTTGGCTTAAATATGGTGCCGAAACACGTTTAATATCTGACAGCTTAACAGCTGTGTTTTTGCGGGTAATTACTTCTTTACCCCCCTGAATTTCTTTTGTTTCGTAATTAATGAAAATTAACATGGTGTGTTATCATTGATTTAGTTTGTAAATTAAAGATTGTTCACCTGTACATGCTAAATAGAGATCGTGACAGGTGAAACACAGTTCTCTATCATTTTTAAGATAAACAGTCACCGGATAAAAATCCATCTTTAATAGACAACGACAGGGTGGAATATTGAATTCCTCACGAGGCCGGGCTAAATTAAAGGCGCATTTAAAGCAGCCCATCTGAATTCCCGCGTAGCGTTCTTCTTCACAAACTTTATACATCACCCCCCTAACTTTAATTAGCTGATTAATGCATAATTTCAAATCAGTCATACGGGACTGTAATATAAACCGACCGCTTTTCCCCTGACGTTTCATATCTATTACATAATTTCGTAAATTGTGTGATCTATCATCTTAAAACATATGAAAGTCTGCGTCCTTGTAAAATACAACTGGCATACATCACATGTCAGAGGGTTGAACGGTTTTCCAGTGACAACGGTTTGTCTTTCTGGTGGTATTCTAATGAAAGCTTTTATAGGCTGATCATATTCACCATAATATATTGAAAGATCAGCCTTACGGTTAACATGCTTTTTAAAGAACAAATACCATGTATATATCTGAATAAATTTGTCTTCACCCAGTTTTGCATAATCAAACGCATTCACCCGTTTCAACCACCAACGGGTTATCCAACCGATTTTATATCTTTTTACTTTCATTTGAAATCAATTTTGCCCGTATATTTTCAACCTCGTCACATTCAGAAGTGGTTGATATAGGCGTTGAAACTATCGTTTTATAAACTTCGTATGCCTCTGGAAATTCTTTTTGCAATCTAGGAATGTATTTTAATGTCTTACTTAAAAGACATGTGATTTTATTTTTCATTTCCTGTTTTTCCAATGATGCTTGTAAAAATGAAACCACAAGCTTTTGGTTTTGTTCATTTTTTATGAAAGATTCAAAAACATCACTTGAAAAATTTTTCCATTCAATGATGGGTTTTTCAAGTTTGATAAAACTTTGTGATATACTTGAAATTTTAGGAAAAATTGGATGAATCAGATCATAAAAGTTCCTAAAATACAAAAAATACATTTTATTGAAAAATTCTGGATGTGAAAGAAATGATGCCCAAATATTTTCACCTACGAACGTTTGTACTGCCTCAGTTATTTTGTTACTGAATTCAGTATGTAAATGCTCAATAGTTTGATTGTAAACTTTATCGCTAATAGTTTGTGCGATTGTTTCAATCTGAATTATCGTTAAATATTTTACCGTCATGATTTTACTTCTTTTTAGTTGACATTTTAACTGTTTTACCTTTAGTCTGTGGTTTTTGTTCAGGTGCTTCCTGAATGGGTTTCATCCACAACTGCTGTACATAGGTGTATGCATTCGTAGAATGTTTTTGGTTCAGACTTATAGCCGATTTACTGGCTTCTTCTAAGGTCAGATTTTCGAGTTTAACTGACATTTCAGTCACTACGTCACACATAGGGAACTTAATTACCTTGTATTTGCATTCAGGTAATTCCATGTGAATAAATTCGTTTACATCCAGATAATCACAACCAAAATTTTCGGCTGTTTTCAGATCAGTATTCCCATGATTACCCGGTAGACCTGACATGTCACCTATATACAAACATTCTTCTTTTAAAATTTCATTGCCAATTTGTTTTTCAAATTGTTTTTTCATTTCATTGAGCATACCTGTATTAGGTTTGCGGTTTGGATTTTCCTTATCGTTTGATATACAAAAATTGCCAGCAACTAAGGTGTTGAAACCAATAAATTCTTGCAAAGAAGCAATAACGTAAATAAATTTGGGTTCAAAAAGCTGTTTTGGCACAATTCCTAATTCAATCCCACCTTGATTGGATGCAATAAGCACAGCTAAGGGGTGAAGCTTTTTAAGCTGTTCAAAAACTTTCATTTTCAGTTCCATATCCCATATTCCTTTAGGAAAGGAAGCTTTTGAACTTGTCGTGATTAAAGTGTCATCAAGGTCGATGAATACAATTTTCTTTTTAGAAATGTCCATAATGTTAATTGTTAAAGTTAAAATAATTCTATATCATCTATTGATTTAAAAGGGATGATTATTTGTAATTCACGTAAATTTCGGTGTATTATACTAGAGCATTTGTTATTACATTCAATCATATGAATAGCTTCTTCATAAGCTAAGGCATCTACAAATGTAACTTTCACCAAAGGTTCAGAACGTGTTATAAAGTGAACATCTTTCACGCCTGTTATTCGGTAAATGACATAAGTATTTGTTGTTTCAAGTTTACCTTTAAAGAAACCAGATACAGATATGGGTAACTTAAATATTAAGTTCATATTTACAGCGTTATTTTATGAGTTTCTCTCAAAATACAATCGTCGTGTGTTTTAATATTTGCGTTAACTTCGGATATGATTACTGATTTATTATAACCAGAACATTTCACTTTACTACCCCAAATTATGCAGGTAGATTTTTCTCGGGCAATTACTTCAGATGAATGAAATGCAACGCAGCGGGAATAACCGTCCATTATAACCATAGATTGATTATAACTCCATATAGATACATAATCTTCACTTTCAACACAGCTTGTATCAAAAGCATTAATCAAACTTTCGTCACTAGCGTGTACAATAGCATACCCACGGACTGTACAAACAGCCCTATCTTCAACGCAATATTCGTCTTTACCAAATAAAAAGGCCTGACTATCAATAATTCCATATTGAATATTATTCAAATTACGGTTATGAAAGATATTCATTGCTTCAAATTCACCAGAATATTTGTCTATAAATTCTCCGGTTAATATTGCATTAGAACTACATGTCAGGCCATAAAAACCAGTTTTGATTACTTCGGCCAACTGATCTAAAGTAGTGGCGTTTTCAATCTGAAGATATGTATTGTTGAAACTATCATACTTATCAATACGTTCAAGTAATTCCTTTTTTAAGTTTTCCATGGCTTGTATCTTTTAAAATTCAACAAAAATAACTCTTTCACCTCCTATGTTAGTATCACTAACCCACATGTGTGAAGAACCAAAGCCGTAATCAAACCCATATTTTGAAATTATTTCAGAAATGTGTTTCATGTTGGCACGTAAATCATTTTCATTTTTTGATAAATTGATTACGTTTAAGATACATACAAATGCGTTGGATTTTTCAAGATTAGCAGTTAAGGCTACATTTTCAACTATTGCTTTCATGACTTCTGTTTTTTATTGTTTGACACCACAAATGTAGTACAAAATAGGATACGAACCAAGAAAAATCCTGAAAAAATCTTAAAAGCACCGTTGGTATCCCACAACAATTTTCCAACGGTGCTTGAACAATAGAGATATTATTGAACTTGTAATAAGTTTACGTTATACTACTAAATAGGTTAGATAATCCTGGCTTCTCTTGCAACAGGGTGACCATCTTTATCTTTCACAATTTGGGAAAGTATAGCGGGAATTAATTCTTCCGCTATTTTGTCATTATAATATTCACCTCTTTTAATCCACTCTTTCACAACTTCTAGATTTTCAATGGGTAAATTCATTTCTTGAGCAATAGCTTCAAATTCGGCTCTTGCTTGTTCAATTGTTGGTCTTCTATCAAATTGTTTCATAGCAATATTTGTTATTGATAATACGTTTTCTTCTTTGATTACGGGATAAAGCCGGATACTTTTTATTGGAAATATATTTTAAAAAAGCAAATGTAAAAAGTTTACGCTTCTTGCCTAAATAGTCGGAGTCCCACTCGTTATATACAGCTTCGGTTTCGAAGCAAATATTTTTGTAAGCCATATTATATGGAGGTAATATTATTTCTATAATCCAGCATAATCCATAAATAATGAAAGGTATTACTGGGGTAAATAATAACCACCACCATGATAAATTAGTGAATAAACACACGCTTACCATAATGATAATGGAGGAAACCCAAATTTCTATCTGTTGGTAGGAATGAATTTTTTCATGGTTGAAAAATTCATAGCCTAATTGTCTGGAACCCTTATACTCTTTACGAATCCAGAGTATAAAAATTGTCATCATCGCAATGAATCCCTTAAAAGGAATAACGGAATTGTAAATAATTTTCATTTCTTTTAGAGTTTAATTAGAAAAAAGTATATTATTACCTTAAATAATATCCCAGACTTAGTACTAACTTTGGTGAAAGACTAATTTTAATGATTTAAATATAGGTATGGAAAATAAAAATACGGTGGTATTAATTTCTACTGTATCTCCATACCTTCCACTAATATATTTCTTGATTTCAATTTCTTTTCTTATGTATGGTTTCATATTCTCAACGATTTAAATCCACTTTCGTAATCCACAAATAATCATCAGTTCCAAACTTGAAACTCTCCTTATGAACGGACTGCGTCCGTTCCAGGAGAACCTGTTCCGTCATCCCGTTAGCGAAATTGATTCCAAGATTCATTACTAATTTAGTAATGTCCTGAGCATCATTAACTTCATTAAACATACAATCACGTGTTTTGAGGCGCATTTCTCTGGCGAGAAATGCCCTGTATTCACCCATAACGTTCAGTATGAGAACGTTACAATTGCAGTTCATAACCAAGCCTTTGCAGGCACTTAGAAAATTTTCGATGTTTTGATCAATCATAGCTTATAATTTAAAATAATTTCTTGTATTTCTTCACTGCTAGTAGGTCGCCATGAAATAATATTATGCTGGGCAAGAGTTTCCTCAGTAATAGGAAATCGAAGGCGTGTTTTACCAGTTGTAGAGGTGTAGCATTTTAATTTTTCATCTCTATAAAATAATATATCAGGGGTGTTGGCTTCTACAAAAATTTTATCGGTATAACCATATACTAAATCCCCCCAAACAGCTTCTAAACCTTCTGTTAAAGGTTTATCTTGAGGTGTATCAGTAGGTAACTTAGGGTTAATAAAATCTTCTTTATTAGAAGGGATAAAACTGTTGCTGAACCCGGCTGAACTAAACCCGGTATTATGTTCATCATGACTTTTTGATAGTTTTTCAATTTCAGCAAGAAGTTCTGTTTCACGAACGGCATAATCATTAATTTCACGTTCGAGTTCTCGTATTTTCTTTTCAAGAAAATATTCCTTTTGGCGTAAACGATCTATTTCAACGTTTAAAGCCACAATTTCTACTGTTGAGGATGCATTACTCATTATATTCAACTTTTTCTAAATGAAACATTGTGGGTTGTGGGGCTTCACTCAAACATTGCACCTTTGCACATCCTATGCTATTTTTATATAAATAACATTTTGCACAGCTCATGTTTGTGTCATAGACTTTATGTGCATAAAAAGAATCAGCTTTGGGCTGATCAATTTCCCATTCACCAAACTCATTTTTCTTTATCTTATCAAGATAAATTGTCAATACTTCTTCGTCATTAGCGGCGTTTATTGCCTTAGCAGATTCAGAGTTTATTCTATAAAACATACCGAAATTTTTTATCAGATTCGGGCGAAATTGTAGGATTACACCGATTACTCCAATCATCTTTCAAAAACTCACTCATCCAGTCTATAGTCAATTTATCATAGATTTTAAAAGTAACAGTATCAAAACCTTTACGTCCTCTACCTTTAGAGGGTTTTTCTGAGGTAAAACAATATTTAAATACTAGGCGTGAGTTATCATTAGCCAGCATTTCTTTTAATGCTGGTTTTAAAATATATCTTTCAAAATCTTGTGGGGTGTAACTAGGAGATTGTAATATAGACATCAATTTGTCTATTGAAAATTTAAAAATAATTTTCTTATAATTATCGCTTAAAATCAAATACAGTCTTTTAGTGTAAGGTGAATGTAATGATAACACAGATTTTTTATCAAATGTTGTGGGAATTAATTGTGTAGATACAGCTAGTAACCAACGCAATTGATGAAGCCCTACCCCAATTTTAATATTGGAATCACCATCTTTCCAAGTTACCGAAGAAATTAATGGGTGGCTAATATTCACCCAACCATCATTTTTGTCTAAAAACTGGTATCGGACTATAATTTTAGCCATTGTTTCTAATTCTTTGACAACTCTATATTTATGTTCGTAGTTGTCTATGTCATGATTATGGATTGAAATTTCAAATTCTTCATGTTCATTTAAAGGTATAAGATGTTTTATCTTTTTAGTTTCTGCTTGTATCCAATCGGTTCCGTCTTTAATATATTTTTGCATGGAATCTATTAACTGGATAAGGCAATTCATTTGAATGCCACTTACAGCAAATTTACCGTAGGTAACTAAACTAGATTGCTGTATTAAATCTTTTTCCATTTTATATTGAATTATTAAAAGTGTAAAATATTTTCACCATTTAGTTTACGTACTAATAGTACCTTTTGTTATTTTAAAAGGGTAATTAGTTACACCCCTCTTTTCAGCCCACACCCCTTTTTATTCAGCCGTGGCCCCTTTTTTATTCAGCCGTGGCCCCTTTTATTAAATCGAAAAATTATATAGGAGAAAAGCAGATAGAAACAGTAAGATTTTTTGGTGACCTTCGCGCGCGCCCGCGAAAGTATTTTGAAAGTATATAAAAGAATATAAGAGGTCCGGTACATGAAAAATGGATAGCGAAAAAGATATGAAAATCCATCGATAACTATACCTCACTTCGTTCGGTAATTTAAAGGCTTCGCTATCTTCGATAAGCTTCGCCTTAGAGAGGCGGCTAAGCCGCCTATTTTATTAGGATGAAATAACCTTGTTCACTCATTTTGCGTTATAAGGGTATGTTTTGATCATTCAATGAGTTAAATTTAGCCAGACCTTTTGAATTTTAGTTTTCATTTTGTGTAGTTTTTAAGTGTTTTAGTGATTTGGGCACGGGGTGCGAATAACACCCCATTTAAGCCCTACCTTGTTTAGAGTTCTTTCCTTTGTTAAAAATAAAAGTTTTGTAATTTTACCTCCATAAATTTTAAAATTTTAGATTTTATGGACGCTAAAAAGAAAATTGAAGTGGCTAAATTTGAGCAAGTAGCTGCTGCTAATGGTTATGAAGTATTCACAGCTCAGCAAATTGGTGAGTACTGTAAGGAAGGTTTAATGAAAAGCCGTTCCGGAAATATGACCGCTGAAGAAAGAGAAAATTTTACGACTGACATGATGTATCTACAAAAAGCTATTTGTGTAGATGAAAATGGTAAAGAGGTTACCCGTTATTATCGGAAGCAGCAGGTAAAATGGGAAGAAACACCTGATGGAACAATCCTAAAAGGAATTGAAGGGGTGTATTTAAATACTCCCGAAAATAAACGGCTTAACCGGGTAGGTAAACCTTACGTAGCTTCACCGGAATTTTTAAAGTCTATTTTGGTGGGTGAAAATGCTGATTCGGATATTATCAAAGCTATTCAAACCGGAGTATATTCAGATACCCCTGAAAATCAAGCTTTAGGCCGGGTTGGTAAGCCCTTCATGAAATCCTATGAGGATAAAAGTGAAGTTGAAAAACGTGAAAGGAAATTGGAGGAACGTATTGGCGGTATTAAGGGAGATAAAAAACTTCATGATGAAGCACATGGAGATGACGATGATAGTTATGATAAAGAGGCCGAAAAAAGAGAAGCTAAAGCCAAAGAACGCCTTGGAGGTGTGAAAGGTGACGAAAAACTTCATGAGGAAGCAGAAATTAAAAAAGGTGTGAACAAACATGACTTTTCTGAAAAGGAACGTGAAAGTTTATCAAAAAAGGGTGAAGCGATGCCCGATGGTTCTTTTCCTATTCGTAATACTCAAGATTTGAAAGATGCTATTCGTAGCATTGGCCGGGCCAAAGATATGGAGGCTGCTCGTCGGTGGATTAAAAAGCGTGCCAAAGAAATGGGTGAAGAAAATATTCTTCCGGAAGATTGGAAATAAAAGATTTTTCTTGGTGTTTATCTTATAAATTGTTGAGTTTGCATTGTCAAACAAAAAAACGTAGTTATGGATTTAACGGAAAAAATTATTAGCTCAGAGATTTTGAAAGCACGCCACGGTAGATACGAAGACAATGCTGAAAACAGACGTCTTCACCGGGTTGGCCAGGAATATGGTAAGGCTGCTAAAGAAAAGGAAGAAACTACTTCTACTATTTCAGCTCTTGAAAATAAGATTGCTCAGATGGAGAAGAACAAGCATATTTTTATGGAGCAGGAAAATGGTAAAATGCGGTATGAACGTGCTTTGAAGACCCTAAAAGATAAGCTTGCTGAAAAGAAAGGTGGCCGTAAGGGGGACGAAAAACTTCATGAGGAGGCAATTGAACGTAAAGATAAAGAAGCTTCTAAAAAAGAGACTAAAAGAAGCGAAAAAACTGATTCTGATTATGAATCAGTGAACCAAAAGAACCGTGAAAGTAAAGCCCAAAGGGATAAAAACATTGAAGAACGCCTGAAAACAGGTTGGATGGAAGTCGGTAACGGTCGTGTGGCTAAGGTAGTGGAAAATTTACGGGATGGTAGTTTTATTGCTCGGTTTTATGATGGTAAAGAGGAGTTTGATGATAAGGTTTCTCCGGGCACACGAATGTATGAGGCACTTTCTTCCAGTGAGAAATTTCCTAAAGAGACATTGAGAAAATACCGTGATTATTTGCAGGGAGTTTTGTCTACCACAAAGAGTAAAGTTTTATATGAATATTATAAAAAAGAAATAGCAAAAACTTCCGAAAAAATTGGTGAAAAATCAGAAGAAGAAAAGGCTCGTGAAGCTGATGTGAAAAAGAAAACTGATAAAAAGGAATCAGTTAAAAAAGAAGATACAGATTCAAAACCATCAGAAGAAAAGGAATCAGAACAGGTTTACACCCGGGTAAAATTTGAGGACATCCCAAATAGTGGAAAGGTAAATTTGAAAAAATACCTGTCCGGTAAAATGAAACGCTCAGCAGATGAAGCATGGGGAGATATTTCAAGAATTGATACTGAGGGTTTGCGTAAAATGGAACGCGGTATGGTTGAGGATTTCAACCGTCAGTTTGACGATCTTCCTAAATCACGTAGAGCAGAAAAATTGTATGCAATCATGAAGGTTAAAGGGGAATTGGCTAAGCGTGATAAAAAAAAAACGATGAATGATAATGATAAACAGGCAGCTAAAGATACTTTAAAAGAGGTTCGTAAAAACCAATCGAGTGTCATTAAGGAAGCTAAAAGTATTTTAGATGATGCAGTTGGTGGAAAATTAAAATGGGGAAAAACTGAGGCTGGAACATGGGGTACTTTAGATAATGGTGAAAATGATCATCTTTTAGGGGATTTGAGTCTTGAGTTGGAAAAGTGGGGTAACCTGAAAATTTGGGATATGGTTGAAGGTAAAGTGATCAAAACTTTTGGTTCTCAGTCCTCTATGTTTGAGGATTCTATAAAGAAGTTTTTCAAAGAACAGAAAGGATCGGGTAAAGCTGACGAAAGTTTATCAGAAAAGAAATCCAGTTTACAAAAGGAGTTGCGTGAAATGGAACAAATTCACGGGCTTCGTGAAAGAGGAAAAGCTTGGAAAGATTACGATGAAAGGGTGCAATATCGTAAAGCTATGAATGAAAAACAGCATGAGATTGACGATATTGAAAAGCAGTTATCTAAAAAGTAAGGTACTAGGTTAGTATGATATTTAGGATATCTAGCTTTAATTCCGTACTTTTGTTTGTAAATTTGTATTGTTATTTGTAATAATAAAAAGTAGAAAAATGAAAAAATATGTTTATACCAAAGGTGTTGAAACGGTAACTGTTGAAACTGATGGCTTGGGGGAAATCAATAATTTCATGGTGACCGGGCTTATTGGAAAAAATTACGGTAGTATTATTGAAGCCGGATTGCCATTTAAGATGGGTGACGAAGTGACCATTCCTATGATGCTGAACGCCGCAAAAGTTTGTAAATGTAAGGTTGAATGTTATGAGGGAAATCAACTTATTATTGACGAATCGGTTGATTTCAGTGAGGGTGAACCTGAAATGATTGGAACCATTTTTGGGCTATCACTGGGTGTGGCTTTCAATGAAGCTACTTATAACAGTGTTGTACCTGCCTCATACGTTGAAGAATATCCGTATTCTGAATCAAAAGATTCATTACCGTGGTTGGTAGCTAAATTTGAAAAACAAGTGGCTGATGAAGACAATAAGGATGCTACCTATGATGTACAAGTATTTGCGGATGATACACAATTGGAATTCCGAGGCAATGTTTCTTCAATAGGTGAATTGAGTGAGGATAAGAAAACTCTTACTGCCAAAGCATCACAATATTTAATGTTTGAGATTGTAAAAGATTTGGGTATCATGCGGCCTGCCAAAGTAACTTGGTTAAAGATCAGAATGATTTTTAGTGGCCGAGTATATGAAGCTCAAACTTTTGTAACTCCTGGAACAATTTAATATGAGCAGAAAAAGACAGCGTCCTAAAACACAGATATCTACAGGGAATTCAAATCAATTCCCTGTAGAAGATTTTGACGGCATGTCTTTACACGACCTTGAAATACTGGCTAAAGCTGCTCCAATTGCTTTGCGTAATAGGATAGAAAAATCGCTTACGTCAGAATCTTTTGAGGAAGTTGTAAAGGCACAGTCATTTTTGGCTGAGCAAAGGAAATACGGACGTAAGCTTCCGCAGCCAGACATCAAGTCAATACTTTGGAACCCCTCAGAAATTGGGTTTACTGGTAAGGGATACCGTGATCCTAATAATGGTGTTACTTTCAACACTCTTAACCGCATGGGGGATATTTTTATAATCAAAGCGGTTATTAACACTCGTATTGAACAGGTTCAAAATTTTTTGAAATATAGTAACGACGACCAAAAGCCGGGCTACAAGATAAGGTATAAACAAACCCCCGGGGTAGAAGCTGATGTCAACACTAAGAAGGAAATGTCAAAGGAAGACATGAGAAAAGTGGAGTATATCGTTAAGTTTCTTGAAGATGGGGGTGAAAATGATAAATGGGAGTGTGAAGATAATTTTCAAGAATTCACCCGTAAGGTATTGAATGATTCTTTGAGATTGGATCAACTTTGCTTTGAAGTTGTTCGGGCAAGAAATTTTGAAGTTAAAAAATACCGTGCTGTTGATGGGGCATTAATTAGACAGTTGGATACGAATGACCCCCGTTATTCCCAAATGTTTGAACAATTCAGATGGCATGGTTATTTACCTCGGTACGCGATGGTTTGGGATGGTCAAATTATTCGTCACCCGGTAACAAATGAATATGTAGCCTTTTATCCGTGGGAATTGGGCTATGGTATTCGGAATAAAACTTCAAATGTACTGCGTAATGGTTATGGTTGTAGCGAGCTTGAAACACTTATGGAGATAGTTACATGGGTGTTATGGGGTATGCAGTATAACGGTAACTTTTTTAAACAGGGAAGTCAGCCTAAAGGGTTTATTAATGTAAAGAACCAGAATATTGATGGGGGTACCCTCAATGAATTTCGTCAGGAATGGAAACAAACCATGAGTACTGTGTATAATTCTCATAAAATACCAGTGATTCAGGGCATAGATTTAGAGTGGATAGATTTACAGCAGACTAACCGTGACATGGAGTTTACAGAATGGATTAAATTCCTAATGGTTCTTGTATGTGCTGTATATCGTATGGACCCCTCTGAACTGGGTTTTCAATTTCAGGACGCTGCTAGAGTATGGGGGCCGGAAGGACAGCGTGAAAGGCTTGATCATTCGAAACAGAAAGGTTTAACTCCACTACTGATATTTTATCAGAATATATTGAATAAATATATTATCAGTGAAATTGATGATAGATTGGAGTTGGTGTTTACTGGTATAGAAATAGAGGATGAAGCTACTCAGGTTGATTTGGATAAAAAGAAATCTGAGGCTGGATTTGTCAGCCTTGAAGATATGTTTGAAAAGTATTCAGGCCGAAAGTTCAATCCTGAAAAGGATACTATATTGAATCAGGTTTACCAATCTGCTCAACAGGCTAAAATGATGGGTGGAGATATGATGAATAATATTGCCGATGAAAATGATGAAACTAGCACAGGAGACCCTGAAATCGATGCAATGTTGAACAAATCGGTGAGTAACCCCATTCTTGAAAAAGCTTTTAGTTTTATTGATGATCAGTTAAAGAAAAAGTAAATGGATATTCCAGTTCCAAAGGTTCCTAAAATTCATCATCATGTTGATCCACTGAGGTACCCTAAAATTCAGGGGCAATATGAAGCAAAGGCTAAACATTCTTTTAATGCTGGGCAGTTGTTTGAAAATTTGGTGAAAACGATGGTTGAAATACAAAAGAGTAAAATGTAATGTTGTTCACAGCTACAGAAATACAGCGTATATTTAGCAATATTCACTTTACAATAGCGAAATTGATTGCTGAGACTTTGGGTAAGGATTACCTTACTCAAGAAGACATTACGTTACTTAAAAAGAAAGGTGTGGATTTGGTAAAACTCATTCCTAAATTTCCTTCGCATTATCAGGCCTTTTTATTTGGTAAATTGGCCGCTGCTATTGGTCCAAAATCTACTGCTTCTTTGTCTTATTCTGATTTTGAAAAGTTTCTGAATAATATGGGAGCATTAGCACCTACCACAGTCGAGATGGCTTTTTATAAAGTAGCGGCTGACAAAACATATACCCATATAAAGGGTCTAGGGGAAAGAATAAGGAACGATGTTCAGGCTTCTGTGGCATCGGAAGAGCTAAATTTTTTAGCAGCACAGGAAGCCGCTAAAGCGCGAAAAACTATACATGATGAAATATTAAACGGCACATTTGAAAGAAAAGCTGTTAAAAAGATAGCTGCAAATATTGCCCATCAAATGGTTGATTGGGGGAGAGATTGGGGAAGAATTGTTGAAACTGAATGTCAGGATGTATATAATTTAGGCCGGGCGCAGTTTATGTTGACCCAAAACTCTGATCCATTAGTTTATTTTGATGTTTATCCTGGAGCATGCCGTCATTGTATCCGGTTATATTTAACCGGGGGTATTGGAAGTAAACCGCGTATTTTCAGGCTTTCGGAGCTATTATCTAATGGAACAAATTATGGGGTTAAAACTAAGGACTGGAAAGCTACTATTCACCCCGTTCATCCATTTTGTCGTTGTGATTTGAGGTATTTACCAGAGGGGTATGAATGGAATGATGAAACACATCAGTTTGAACCAAAACCTTCTTATAAGGATAAGGTTGAAAGAAAAGGAAAAGTTAAAATAACCATTGGAAATAAGGAATATATAGTTTAAGATTATGATTATGAGTTTAAGAAAAATTTTGGGTTTGCGCACCGCTGCTGAAAAACTCAGTGAATATCAGAAGTTGAAAGAACAATTAGCTGAATTGGATAAAAGGGGTAAAGATTTAGCAGAGCGATATACTTTGCAAAAATCTATAGTTGATGAAATAGACATTTTACCTGAATCTATAAAATCAGAAATTTTAGAACGTCATAAAGAGTTTGTTACACAACATCAGGCAGATGTAACTGACGCTATCAATAAACGGAATAAAATTTTGAAGTCTTTGAAAAAATATCGGGAAGATAAAGAAATCCGTGTGGCCTGTGTTGACATTGATACCCTTGATGTTGCCCGGTCAAGGTACCTTTCCGGCAAGATGAATAAAAATTTATATTTCGATATTGTGAAGTCTACAACCGGGGAACCCACAAAGTATGCGGATGTGGTTGCTGAAAATTCAAAAGGGCAAATTTGCATTTTACATAGAGTAGAAGACTATGTTCCTACTGGGATGGTTTGTGTACCCGGTGGGCATGTTGATCCGGGTGAAGATTTTCAGACTGCGGCTATTCGTGAGTTAAAAGAAGAAACAAATCTCGACCCACTGCCGGGCACTGAAATAGTAGAATTAGGTGAATATAAAACCGATGATGTACACATTAAGTATTTTAAGGTTTATGTAGATGATGCTCAGCCTGTGACGGTAGATGCAACTGAGCATTGTTTTGCTGAATGGATAGAATTTTCAGAAATTCCAACCAAACCTTTTATTTTTAATCAGGGTGAAAATATTGTTAAGGTGTCACTTCAACCGAAACAATTAGAGGCCATAATGCCTATCATGAAAGCCCTGTATGAGGGCCGTATGACCCCCGAGGCATTTGTGCCAAGCTTTTCGGGCTTGATTAAAAAAGCAATGACTACCGAAGATGAAAAACCATTACAACCCGAATCGCTGGAAGGTGGGGTTAAAAAGAATGTCACATTTTTAGCTCGTGACCCTAAAAGGCATGTAGATAAAATTATGAAGGCAATCAGCGGTAATCGTGAAATGACGGTTAATTCAGAATTAAAATTTGAACAGCCTATAAATGTTTGTGAAGTCAAATACCGTGATGAACCGGAAGATAACCAGTTGACAGAAGTAACTGTTATTTTTATTGGGGAAAATAATGATATGGAATCATTAATTGGCAATATGCGTCGTGGATTAATGGGGGGTGAATTACATATTAAAACTCCTCATGAGGATTTCATGGCAGTGAATGAACTGGGTACAGATTACGTTGGAGAGCCTGTTTTTGTTTCTCTATAAGAAATTTGTATTTTTGCTAAAATTTTATAGGAAAAATGGAGGCTTTAAACGATTTTAATTTTTGGTTACCTTTAGATTTAGAAAAGTCTAAAGCTGAGGATTACCCCCGTGGAGATGAAAGGCGTTATGAGAATATGGTGTTTGAAGGAATAGCCAGTGACGACAGTAAGGATTATCAGGGTGAATCGATGGAGCCTAACGGATTCATGATAGACTATTTTTTGAAACATGGGCTTTTTAATTTAGATCATTTAACCGTAAGAGCTAAAGAATTAAAAAGTAGATTTTGGATAGGGGAGCCATTAGATGGTAAAATTATCAATAATAAATTTTGGGTGAAAGGAAAACTTTGGAAAGAATCACCGGAAGCCCGGGCTTTTTGGGATAAATGCATCGAAATGAAAAATAGTGGATCAACCCGTAGGCCAGGAATGTCTATTGAAGGTAAAGCTTTAGCCCGTGATCCTAAAAATGAAAAACATATTACAAAAGCAATTATTAATAATATTGCTTTAACAATGACCCCAGTGAATTTTAATTCATACGTGGATTTAGTGAAGGGTGTTCAGGTTCAGGACTTTATTCCTACTAGTGATAGACCAAACAGGGGTGGTTACCCGTCTATTATGTTTGAACAGACGGTCGGAGATAAACGAGTAATTATAGATTCAAACTATAATATACGGGAAGAAAGACTTTAGAAAACTTTCTTTTTAGAAAATAAAAATTGTAATAATTTTAAACCAGAAAATTAATAGTAAAACTATGATGTTAACAGAAGAACAAAAAAATGACGACCTTGTAAAATCGTTGATTGCTGGCGGTTTTGATGAGGAAGTTATTGCTGGTTGGCTGGATAGCGGAGCAATAACGATAGAAAAGTCAACGCAGTATGGTCCGGATGATTATGGTGAGGGTGATGGAGATGGCGATGACGAAAAACGTAAGGATAAAGGCACTAAAAAGCGTAAAGAAGAGGATGATTTTGAAGATGAAGAAGAACGCGAAGAGGATGAAGAAGAGGAAGACTTTGAAAAAGGTTGCAACAAAAAAGGTAAGATTGAAAAATCTTTGAGTGATGATTTGTTGAAATCAGTTGAAAGTTTGTTTTCTGAACAAATGTCCGGCATAAGTTCTGACATTGTTAAGTCTTTGTCTGGAGCACTTGAAGCAGCTTTGGAACCTATTGTTGATAAGATTGAAAAATCTATTAATGCAATGCGTGAAGCCGTGGTTCAGTTCGGAAATCAGGCTCCTTCTTTTAAAGGTGCAAATTTGAATCAGGCCGTTATTGAAAAATCTGTTGCCCAAGGTGGTGGGGTAAAAGATGAAAACAATAAAGTGTCTTTAAGCGTGTCAAGAGACAGAGCAGTCGTTCGTCAATTGATTATAAAATCAATTGAAGAAGAACAAGACGCTGAAATTCAAAAATCTTTGCGGGAAAACACTACGGCTTATCTTTTGGATGAACTGGAAGGAGCTATTGGTGAATCCGCTGCAATGTATCTTTACACTAAAAAAGGTGTGAGATTGGTTAAATAATTTTTAAAAGCTAAAATAAAATAACAGGGATATGGATTTATTTAATTACACAGGTACGGAAAATGCTAATCCGTTTGAAAGCATGTCATCAGAGGACATTCTGAAGGCGATGGAAGCCGGGCTTATGACCGGTATGCAATACGATAACCAATTGAATAATGGTGGAGGTTTGAAACCTGAGTCTTTGGACTATGTGCTGAAAAACCTCGAAAACCGTTTGGATCAGTTGGTGTTTTGGAATGAATTGAAACGTCAAAAAATCGAAAACACCGTACATCAGTACAACCAATTGTATAAATACGGTCAGGAAGTAGGTATTTTCAATATGGAAGGTGAAACTCCTACTGAAACCGATTCAGTTTACCGTAGAAAATCTATCGTTGTTGCATTTACTGGTGTAACTGGACAGGTAACTCATCCGGGTATGATCGTTAAGACGACTGTTGGTTCTTTGTATACCAAGGAAGTTGAAAACAAAACCATTTTGTTACAAACTATTTTGGACAAAAAGGTTATCGACGCCAACAGCGCAAAAGTTCCTCAGGAATTTGATGGTGTATTTGCACAGCATGTTGAAGGTATTAACGATATTACCGGAGGTTTGATCGGTAAAACATCTGAACAGATTTTGGATGCTTATTTTGGAGATGTGTCTGTGCTGAATGCAAATGGTTCTGTACTGAATGATGCATTAGTTGAAGACGCTGCTCAGGCAGTAGTAAACGACCGTAACGGTATCATCGACCGCATTGTTTCTTCTCCGATTGTGTTCAACAACTACGTAAAACTTTTCCACGAATCTAAACGTGTTATTGTTGGAATGGAGGGCGGCGTTGTAGGTGCTACAATGGGTCAGTCTGTTAACAACATTACCACCCAGTTTGGTAAAGTAGCAATCAAATCTGACAAATTCTTTGATTGGAACGCTCCTATCAAATTGAATCGCGGTAAAACTTCTGACAAGGCTCCTAACGCTCCGGTTAAAGATGCTACCACCCCGGTTGCTGTTGCAACTGATCCAAAGGGTGCTTTTGGTACTGTTCACGCTGGAAATTACCTGTATGCAGTGACCGCTAAAAACCGTTATGGTGAATCTGAACCTGTTTTGTTAACTGATGCAGATCAGGCTGTAGGAGCTATCCAATCAGTAACTCTGAAATTCGCAGGTGCCGCTTCTTCGGCTTATCCGGAAACATGCTTTGTGATTTACCGTACTGAGGTTAACCCGGTTGACAAATCGGTAGCTGATTTCTATCCTATTTTTGAAGTTAGCACAACAGAGTTAGCTGCTGGATGGGATGGTGCTGAAGCTGGATCGGTACACGATCGTAACCGTTGGATTGCTGGAACTAAGTCTGCTCTTGTTTACTTCAACGGAAGTGAAATGATGGAATACTTGGAACTGGGTGGTACTATGAAATTAGACTACGCTATTGTAGGTCCGAGACGGTCATTCTCTGTATTGAACTACGGTACTCCGGTTGAGTATATGCCGGGTAAAATTGCCCGTATTATCAATATCGGTAAAATTGGGATGCCGACAACCGTTTAATTTGCATTAAACGTATAATTTGAAAACGGGGTGGGGTTTATACCTCGGCCTCGTTTTTTTTTGAAATAACAAAAATGAATTACGTATTATGAAATTATTTTCCAGAAAATTCGGTACACGAATTGTTAACATTAACGGTCAGACCGTTAAATTTATTAATGGATACGCCGAAGTATCCGATGAGTTTGGACAGGAAGTATTAAAATTAGGATTGCCCGATTTGTATGAAGACGGCAAACAGCCTGTTTACGAAACTCCTAAAGAAATTCAAATGACTTCTGATTTCAAACAGAAAGAAGAATGGTTTAAAAAAGAATGTGCCCGGTTACAACACATGGTCGATGCACACAAAACAAAATGTAAAGAGTTGGAAGCTGAGGTTAGATTGTGGAAAGCTGAATATGAAAAAGCTCATACTGCTGCCATCAATGCCGGGGCATTAATGCAGAATGCCGTTGCTGAACAGGTGACAGGTGATCAGCATGAAGAAAATGCCTCAGCAGAAGCCCCAGAGGAAAATTTAAGTGAGGTAGATGCCCGGGCTGAATTCAATGCCATGACAAAAGCCGAATTGATAAAATTTGGTGTTGATAGTGGTATTGATATGACCCCTGTTGAAGGTAAAAAGAAAGAAGAAATTATTGATTTTTTAATGAACATAGAGTAATCCGTTATGGGGCAGCTTACTTTAACAGTAAAATACAGAAAGAATGAGGGGTTGTTATTTTCCCCTGCTGAGATATTTTCAATATATCTTTATGGGATAAAGATACAGGCTGGTGATGGAACAGCTTTTAGTCAGGAAAGCATGAGGTTTTATATACAGGCCGCTCAAAAGGAAATTGAAAATTTTTTCAATCTGAAATTAGTTAGACAATTTATTAGTTTAGAGAAGCTGACCTTTTATCGTGCGGATTACTGGCAAAGTTTTCCTATTTTATTTACAAATTACCCGGTTAATGAACCTATATCGTTAACCGGGCGATTTAATCAGCTGGAACAGATTTCTTATCCGACACAGTGGTTAACTTGTACTAAAAACAGTTATGGACAATATAAACGGCGAATTTCGATTGTTCCCACGGGTACCGCTGTAGCCACAGCAAATGCCGAAGTAATTCTTTCTGGACTGACCACACAGATTGGAAGTCAGCATTTTTATATGATTCCTGACTATTGGGATTTACAGTATATTACTGGTTTCGATTTAGATCATTTACCTATGGATTTATTGAATCTGGTTGGAAAACTTGCAACGTTTGGTCCATTAGGTATTGCCGGAGATTTAATATTGGGTGCAGGTATTGCAAGTCAGTCTTTAAGTGTAGACGGATTAAGTCAGAGTATTGGTTCCACTTCGAGTGCTACAAATGCCGGATATGGGGCGAGGATAATTCAGTATCAAAAAGAGATAAAAGACGCCATTCCTAAATTGAAATTGGTCTACGATGAAATAAAATTGGGTGTGTTATGATTAGTCTTGAAGAGAGATGGATTAGGAGTGATATTGAAAAAGCTCAATATCTTAAAAGAGTTGGTGTTCCTGGTCATTATCGGTATTATTATAATTTACCTAAGAAAAGGGAACAAAGAGAGCATTATAAAGATTTTGGGAAAGAGATACGTCATAAAGGGGATTATAAAGAAACTTTTAAGAATATTTTAAAAGAGAAAGGTTATGCTAAAGACGTATTTAAGACACTTCTTCCAATTTTAGATAAGACGGAAAAAGGTAAACGCTTTATCCCTAAAGACAAAAATGGAAGACAACAGGTTCAAAAGACAGGTATTGATATTTTGTATGGTAATTCTAATTTTGGTTTAAGACATATTTTAGAAAAACATTATGCAGAATTTAATGATTATGAATCAATATCTGAATTAACTGATGCCATAATTGATTCTTTTAAGGAATTGGGTGAAAATTCAGATAAAATTAGAAGGACTGGAAGTACAAAATTTGAATTTACTGATTCAAAGGGAAATTCTTTGAATTTTGGTATGAAAATATCAAAGGATTCTAAGGGCGAAGAAATTGTTAGTCATTTTGTTCTTACAGAATATAATACTTATAAAATGAAAATCGGTGGAATTAAAAAGAGAGGTGATAGTGAATATGAGAAGAAAATGGAAGAAATTATAAATTATAAGTAATGGGAACCCCATTAAAGTTCCCATTGCTTTGCCACAGTTGCCAATATTAGCATCATTGGATTAAGTAAGTTAGCCCCGTCATAGGTGATTACTTACCAACTTTGACACTACAAATATAAGGCGTATTTTTGTACAAACAAAGAAAAAATAATAAAAAATGGGAAGAAATGTTATAAATGCGGAATCGCCTTCTTTATATGGACAGCCTCAGGTCAGTTTCAGACCTAATGATTTTGACGCTGTTATTTGGACTCACGGCTATGACATTATTTGTGAAAAGGCCATAAGATGCCCCTGTCAGGGAAACAGTGATTCCCCACTACCCTCCTGTCAGAATTGTCATGGGTCAGGATACATTTATATAAATCCATATAGGACAAAAGCCCTAATAACAGGGCTAAACCGGGATACGAAGTTTGTACAATGGGCACCGGAATTGATGGGAACAGCATCTATCACTGTTAGAGATGTAGATAAAGATTATATTTCGTTTTTTGATAGGGTGACAGTTGAGGATGAATATGCAACATTTACTGAAATGGTGGTAGCAAGAGAGATGGTTGAAAATGAAGTGGCTATTTTTACCTCCTATGCACCTATTGAAATAGATGCAGTTTTCATTTTCAAAGATTCATATTCTCCTTTGATTAAATTAGAACCATCTGTGTATCAAATATCAGGGGTGAATCCATATTGTATTCAATTTGATCAGGGAAATGTCCAACCCGGAGTTGGGGTATCAGTTATATATAAACATAGAGTAGAATACCACATTATCGATTTGCCGCATGAAATAAGAGCTTCTTTACAGTCGAATAAACAAACTGGAAGTTTAGAGATTATTAAAATGCCTATTCAGGCTGTAGGTAGAAGAACACACCTGATTGATATTCAACGGCCAAATTTTGATGGAAGTGGAATAATACATAATGACGATGCTACCACTACATATTGATTTAAGTGAAGTAATTGAAGAGTTTGCCCTAACAGGGGATCAGGCTCAGGCACTTGGTTCTGAAATTATAAACCGGGTGGTAACAGAGTATGTGTATAAGTGGGAAAATTTGGTTAATCGTGGTTTAAAACAGGCCCGAAAATTATATAAAAAAGCAATGTATGTAGACCGCATCAGCGGTACAGAAGTTGTTTTTGGGTTGTCACCCGGTGAAGATGGATTGGCTTTGGCTTTAGAAGAGGGTAAGCCACCATTTGATGAAAAGATAGGGTTTTCAACTTCTAGTAAAAGAAAAACTAAGCTTGGAGGCGGGTGGTATTTAACTATTCCATTTAGACATGCTACACCGCAGGCTGTGGCCGAATCAGATATTTTTCAAAGTGTTCTTCCTAAAGAAGTTTATGATGTTGCTAAAAATAATAATGGGAAGCCTGTTAGAGTTTCACAATTACCCTTAAAATATGCCCAATTAGGAACGAGGGCAGAAATAAAGACACCACAGGGTGTAATACCTCAGTACGTTCATAAATCTCCAAAATACGAGGGGTTAGTGAAATTAGATATTGCCTCTACAAAAGAGGAAAAACGTAGTGGGTATTTTACATTTCGTCGTGTAAGTGACCGAAGTGACCCTTTAAGCTGGATTCATCCCGGGTTTGAACCACGAAAATTCATGAATAAGGCTTTGGTAGAATCACAAATAGAGGTTGTTGCAGATATGGCTATTAATTCATTTTTAAATCAGTTATGATAACAATTGCTCGGATAAAACAAATAGTGGATGGGTTGCTGGCATACGTAGAATATGATTATGAAACTGTACCAGAGGATCAAACATTACTTTATCACATGTTTTACGGTACTCGTGATGGAGTATTTGATTTTTATGAACAGGCTAAAGAAATATTTCTGCGTAAAAATACTAGCCCCAGAAAGATAACTACTCGTATGGAATATCCTCGGGATAAAAGTCACATGCCTTGTATCATCATTCGGGAACCGGGCCGGGGGTATGGAGAAGTTGAGCCGTTAGGAGGATTTGGTGATCCTACTGGGGATTTATTTGGTAGTACTGATTATCAGCGGGAGGGGTTTATTCAATCGTCACTTTCTACGGTAAATATGATGTGTTTTAGTGATAACATGTTGGAATCTACCTTGATAGGCGAGGTGTTATTTACTTTACTGGTTGGAGCTAGAAATACGCTTGAACAGGAATTTACGAAATTTCATTTCAGCACTAATGAATTAGTGGCAGAAAATGCATTGTTTCCTACTCCCATATTGATAAAAAATATTTCGGTTGAAATAGAAGATACGGATCGTTTTGCTTCGATAATTCGGCCTGAATTAATTAGGAGCTTTATTATTGAAGATGCTATTCCAGTAGGAACTGACCCTAATTGGACGCCCCCTTCTCCTGAAAAATATTTTGTTTTTGCTCATCCTTATTTGTGGCTAGAGCCGGGTGCAGGTGTAGTTGAAAATACTGTATTTTCAAATACTGATTGGGTGTTAGCTTTGGAAGGCGAAGAATTATTTTCTTTTGGCTCATCTTATTTGTGGTTGGATGAATTGACCAATCAGGCAGAGCAGGAAATTAATTCAAAGGTAAAGTGGAGGTTGGAGTAAAAATTTTATAAACAAATTGCATTTTTGTAAATTTGTTTTGTGAGATGAACAAAAATTATTAATTAAAAAAAAAATATGGCAAAATCTGCATGGTTAACGGTATCTCCGATGTCAGGTCAGGGTAATGCAACTATCACTAATACTGGTGAGGTTCACACAGGACGTGAACAACGTACTACAACGGTCACTGGTGTTGCGACAGGTGTATCTCCAAATAAGACATATCAGGTTGTGCAAAAAGCTAAACCTGAATTTGTGTCATTTGACGATGGAGCAGAAACGTCAGTTGCTAAAACTGGGGGAACATTGACTATTACTGGTAAATCAAATTCTACAGCTTTAACTTTTGAGTTGTTAGATTTGACGGATGACGGTGAAACTTCTGGAGTTGTTGAAGGAGGATTAAAATTAACACTTCCTGAAAAATATGATGCAGGAGGAGCACAAACTACGAATGGTCAGGCCATTACTGGGGACCCCGGTGCATCGGCTGAATTCACATTTAGTATTGCTTTCACAAATATTCCAGCTAATACAACCATTAACGAATTGACGGCTGCTTTGAAAGTATCTACGACCGGAGGTCAAACGGCTCAAATTTCAATTAAACAGTCTGCGGGCGATCCTAGTTTTGAATTTTCAGAGGAAACAATTACACTGGAAGCTTCTGGTGCTGCTGTTACCAATCAAATCATTTCAAACACTGCCTGGACATTGTCATAGGAGTATATGCCGAAAAAAAACAGAAAAATCAAAACAAAAACTGGAGCCGCTGTTGTATATTCATCAGTGGCTCCCTTTGTATCATCGGTAAATGATGATTTGGATAGAAATGTAGTTGTAACTGGCAGAACAACAGAAGGTACGATGATTCAGGAAGCCACGTTTACAATTATTCAGTTAGGACTTAGAGAGGAATTTATACCTGCTGATAGTGATGAAGCCATGCAGGATAATTCTGGTGAAATTTTTGGAGTATTGAAAGAGTAATAACTTAATTTTATAATTATGGCGTATAAATCGAAATTTACAGGAGCGAAAATTGATGAGCTTTTAACAGCTTTTCAATCTCAGCAGGATGATCCATCTTCTATTTTGGAAGGTATTTCCGGTGATGATATTTTGAGTAAAATGACAGGTCAACAAATTATTGATAAAATCAATACTGTGACTGGAAATATTGTGTTTACTAAGTTTGTAGAATGTACAGCTGACGCTGGTAAAGCTGATGAATAATATGAATTATGCATACGCAACAGCACAGGAAGCAGCGGATGTTGTTGGAATAACCCCCGGTGATATTGGGGTGCCTCCAACGCATTACGTGCGTAAGAAAGATTTGATAGCTACAGGAAAATTCGATGAATCTTCTTTAACTGAATATGACGATATAGATTATGTTCTGTTGAGGAGTATTGCAAAAGGTTCATTTCAAATTTCTTTGGCTGTCAATTCCGATGTTACAAGCAGAGGAACGGTTCAAATCAATTCTGGAATGGCAGGTTCTACAGCCACAGCAGAAGTGAATGTTGGAGATGAAGTGATTGCCAAATGTAACCTTCTTAAAGAAGGAGATGTGTTTAACGGTTGGTATAATGGTTCTTCTAAGGTTAGTGAAAATGCTACCTATAGTTTTACCGTTACGGCTTCGGTAAGTTTGACAGCAAAAATTAATTTCATTGATGTTGATCCCGATGCTCTTAGTTTTGGATCAGAAGAGGAAACCAAAACGTTTGGAATTACTTCTAATGTTGAATGGAGTTTAAGTTAAAAATATGGCAAAAGCGGATTGGTTAACAGTTTACCCGATGTCGGGTGAAGGCAATGCCACAGTACAGAATTCAGGCACCCCTCACAAAGGGAGGGTGCAGCGTTCAACTACTGTGACAGCCGTTGTTCCTGGATTAAATTCAGGAAAGTCATACCAAGTAAATCAGAAGCCAACCTCCGAATATGTTACTTTAGACAGTTTATCTTTTTCATGCCCTTTTACAGAAAGTAAGATTACCATTTCAGGTAAAAGTAATGCACAAACTCTTATTTTTCAGACTGCCACAGGTAGTGAAATAGAGTTTGTGGTTCCTAGTAGTTACACTATTAATGGATCACTCAGTGCAGCTGTAAATTCTCCTATACAAGGGGACCCCGGTGCATCGGCTGAATTCACATTTAGTATTGTGGTAACTGTACCTAAAAATACAATAGGTGCTAAAAGTGGAAAATTTGAGATTAAAACATCAAATTCAACCACACCCAGTCAGGTAGTGAATGTAAGTCAGGCTCCGTCTGAATGGAATATCACTTATTCTAAAAATGAGTTTGTACAAAGTATTGCTAAAAATTCGGAAGTTGTTATTTATGGTAAAAATGCCACCAATACGGCAGTATTACCGGATAATACAGTACAATACACCTACAGTTTTGACGGTTGGTATACTGGCTCACAGCTAATCAGTTCTGATTTAAGTTTGGTTGTTGAGAATATCACAAGCGATAGGAATTTTATTGCTACAGGTAAACGGACTTTAAATAGGTATCCGTTATCTATCACAATAGCTCCAACCGGAGGAGGAACAGCTACAGGGGCCGGAACTTATGACTATGGGTCATCAGTTGTCACCACAGCAACTCCTGCTACCGGGTATAATTTTATTAACTGGGTAAGAAATGGAGTTACTACTCCGGTAACAACTAATCCGGCAACATGGACTATTGATGGAGCCGTGGCATTAACGGCTAATTTTCAGTTGAAAACTTATTCAATTACTACGGCTAATCAATACCGTGTTGCAGAAAGTGGTGATTGGGTGAGTGGTGATACAGGTGGTACCACATCTGGAGGTGGTACAAAAACACATGGCTCTCAGGCAACCGTTGTTGCAGCTTCTACTACAGGATATAGTTTTGCAGGATGGTATGAGGGAACATCTAAAGTTAGTGACGCAGCTTCTTATACATTCACGGTCACTGGTCCAAGAAATTTGGTTGCTAGATTCCAGAGGTTGTGGTATACAATAACCTTCTCCGCTGGAACGGGTGGTTCGGTTAGTCCTACATCAGCTCGGGTAGAATATGGTGGATCGGCTTCATCTACTGCAACCGCAAGCACCGGGTATACATTTAGTGGGTGGAGTGATGGCACTAAGACAGCAACTTTGTCATTAACAAATATTACAGCAAATGCAACGTATGCAGCATCATTCGGTTTAAATACTTATGTAGTTACATATACAAAAGAAACCGGGGTAGCTTCTGTTACTCCAACCAGTGAAACTGTTTCACATGGTTCAAATGCTGCGGGTTCTACTGCAACACTTGCTACAGGTTATAATTTCGATGGTTGGTATAATGGCGCGACACGTGTTAGTACGGCTTTGAAATATGGTCCGACTAATGTGACAAGTAATATGACGCTTACCGCTAAGGCGACTATTAAAACATTCACTATTACCGCTACCAGTGATAATACTAATCAGGGAACTGTTTCTCCGGCAACACAAACCGTAAATTATGGTGGTAGTGCAACCGTCACAGCTACCGTTAAAACAGGTTATCAGTTTGATGGATGGTATGAAGGAGCAACCCGGGTTAGCACTAGTTTATCTTATGCATTGTCTAACATAACAGCTAATCATGCGTTGGTTGCGAAGTTTGCGGCTAAGATGGTGACAATGAATGTGAAAGTAAGTCCGACAGGCGGTGGTACTGTTACAAATGGTTCAGCTTCATTCCAAGAAGGAACTGTTAATGAAGTTACGGCTGTTCCGGCTACTGGATATAAGTTTGTTAAATGGACTTATGCTCTGGATAGTAATCCGACTGGTGATGAAACAGAAACATCTACCATCAATCCAAATAGATTTACATGGTCACAAGGTAGAAATGTTACAGCTCACTTTGAAAAACTGAGTTACACTGTATCTTATACTAAGAACGCAAATATTGCATCGATAACCAAGACAAGTGAAACAGTAACTTATGGAGGAACTGCTACATGTACGGCTACTCTTCCGGCTAATACTGCACAATATACATATTCATTTGCTGGTTGGTATGAAGGTTCTACACAGATTTCTACCGCTTTAGCATTGTCTGTAAGTAATATTACGGCTGCTAGAACATTTGAAGCACGTGGAACTGCTACAATTAACCGTTATACTATTACGGTAACAAATGGTAGTGGAGGCGGTACTTATGACTATGGAACTAAAGTAACATTAACGGCTAATACGATAACGGGTAAAACGTTCTCTAAATGGTCTGATGGAGTTACGACTGCTTCACGTGAAATTACGGTAACAGGTAATGCGTCTTATACCGCAGAATACACGGACAATTACTATACGGTGTCTTATGTTAAGGGCACAGGTGTTGCAACGATCAGTAGAACGTCTGAATCTGTTATTTACAATGGAAATGCTTTAGGATGTACTGCTACAGTTACAACTGGTTATACATTCAGCGGTTGGTATAATGGATCGACTAGAGTTTCAACTTCGTTGACTTACGCTCCTACTGGAGTAACGGCTAACATGACGTTGACCGCTCAGGCCACATTAAATTCTTATACTGTTACACCTAGTGCATATTATCGTACTACAGACGGTACTGGTAATTATACTGCTGGAACAACTGGTGGTACTGTATCAGGTGGTGGTACTGTAAGTCATGGTAGTTCTACTACAGTAACAGCTACTCCTGCCATAGGTTATCAGTTTGATGGATGGTTCTCTGCTGGTCCTTCAGGAGGTTCATTACTGAGTTCTTCGGCTTCATATTCGTTCACTGTAACTGGAAGTCAAACGGTATATGCTAGATTTACTAGACGTTATTTTACTGTAACGTATAGTGCTGGAGATTATGTAGGAAGTTTAAGCAGAACTTCTGAAAGAGTTGCTTATGGTGGGAATGCCGCGGGTTCAACTATAACTCCTTTAGCTACTACAGCTCAGTATAGTTATGCAGTTGATGGTTGGTATAATGGGGCTAGTAAACTTACATCAGCAGCCACTTATGTACCTACAAATGTTACAGCTAACATGACGTTGACCGCCAAATGTACTAGAACTTTGAGACAGTATACAATTACTTATGTTGCTGGGGATTACATTTCAACGGTGTCTAGAACATCAGAAAATGTTAATTACGGTTCAAATGGTGCAGGTTCTACGGCTACTGTTATGGCTACTACGGCTCAATACACCTACAGTTTTGACGGTTGGTATGAGGGTGCTAATAAGATACAAAGTGCTGCCACTATTGTACCGACAAATGTACAGGCCAACCGAACATTTACCGCGAAAGGCACTAGAACTTTAAGAAGTTATTCTATTGGTGTAGCTTTGGATAGTACAAGTGCTGGAAGAGGTACTGTTAGTGGTGGTGGTACTTACAATTACGGGGCTTCTGTTACAGTTGAATGTACATTAAGTAATAGTGGAGATAAGTTTGACGGTTGGTATAATGGATCAACGAAAGTAAGTTCAGACCTTTCTTACTCATTTACTTGTACAGGTGCAGTGACTTTAACAGCTAAGATTCTGTATATCGATGTCACTCCAACTAATTTGTCTTTTGGTTCAGGTGGCGAAACTAAGAGCTTTACTGTTAAGAGTAATATTAACTGGAGTTTAAGTTAAGTTAGTGGGGAGAAATCCCCACTTTCTTAATTCTTATAAAGAATTGAGATTCATTAAATTTTAAAATGACTGTTTTTTATTAATTTTATTCCCTGAATAAAGAAAGTTTATTTAAAAATTAAATATTTTAAACATGGCAACGAGTGTCTATTTTAATGGAAAAATGAGAACTCTACCCGGCATTTATTCCACAATAACTTCCGGTGATAACAGTGCTACCCGTAATTTAGATTATGGGACAGTATTGCTTATTGACACGGGGGTTTATGGAGCTGGATTTGGTGGAGGTTCTGGTATAAATGGAGCAGGAAAACAGGGGTTGGATGCTGTATATTCTTTTACTGATTTACCTTCTTTTAGGGAATTTGTAAAAGGAGGGTTATTTTGGAAAACTGCTGAGGCTCTTTTTACCCCGGACCCTTATAATCCAGATGCGGTTGGTATTAGCAATCTTTTGTATGTACGTGCTTGTACTACTACCCCAGCAACAATGACTTTTGCACCTACTGGTGGGGGAGCAAATGGAGGTAACATCGTTATTAAGACGATAGATGAGGGGTTAAACGCTAACGGTGTTTTAGATGGGGAATATTTGAAATTTGGATATGCTTTTACAGTAATACCCGGTACTGATGATCCGAATGCATTTGTGATGCAGTTTTGGAGAGGAACATATACAGGTGAATGGACTGATCCTGTGACTGGTGTTGTAATGTCTTTCGATGAGTTGACAGTTGCACAATCTGATCCTATTTTGATTTGTCAGTCTCCTGAATGCACTAATTTAGCCGAGTTAGTACAATGGTGTGAAACCGATGATAATTTTGGAGCCAGATTTATTTTAGACGCAAGCACTGAAATAAAAGGTGACGGAACTGTTGATTCGGACGACCTTACTGATAATGCCGGATATAAAGTAGCTACAGGGGCCACAGAAGATTACAAATCTACCGACATCGATGATGTTTTAAATCAAATTCAAGATTTGGATTATAACATTGTATTTACTGATCAGATAGGTGAAAACGGAGCAGGTTCAATTAATTTGAAAGTTATTTCACATAGAAATAATCAGGCCAAGTTTGACAAATTTGTCTTTGTAGGTGCTTATCCTAACAAAGAAAAATATAATGATTCTTTGGCTATGGCTCGCTCTTTCAATAGTGCTTGGGTTTCATGTGTGCATGGTGGTATTGGTACTGCCAGCGATTTAGTAGCTACAAAGGTGCGTTGGTGGGGGGTACTTTATAATTTGTGTCAAATAATCGGTAGAGTGTCCGGTAAACCGCCTTATGTGCCCGCGACAAACAAAACTATTGGTGGTGATAAATTACAGCATATACCGAGCGAAAAAGAGATGGAAAAGGCTGTTAAAGCGGGTTTGATTATAGTGTACCCGAATCCATATTTGAGACGGTTTGTAATTTTGCAGGCAGTGACAACATTGCAAGATAATCAACTTCTTTTTAATAAAAAGGGTGATTCTTTCAGTTTGCAATTTATGCGTATTCTGGCACAGTTAAATAAAGAATGTGTTGTGAATGCCGAAATCGACCTCATGGGGGATGAAAACGGAGTGAATATCAATACTCTGTCTAAAG